TCGTACTCAGGCTCACAATCAAACGAGGCGTCTAACTCCGTTACAATCCAATCGACCATAGCCTCGTCGCTAGGTTCGTTATAGAACTCCTTAATGAAATCATCGGGAGAGAACGCAATAATGTCAGTAGCCGAGAAAGGCTCAAAATTGGCATTGAAGACATCAAGGTTAAAGTCGTCATCAAGGTCACCATCATCGTAACTGTCAACCATCGTTGACAACCACTCAGGACCGTTACTAACGAACCAATCCCTAACCTTGCCACCCCAGGCATTACTGCCCTCGCCGACAATACCGAAATAAGCGTCAGGATAGTCACCTTCGGAGGTATACTCACAGACGTACTTTTCTATGCTATTCAGTATATCCGATACAATCTCTACATTCGCTTCGTGTGCTTCTTCGGCAGTGCCATGGGCATCGCCCTTGCACCCATAGAACGCGTCTCCGTGCCGTACGCGCTCCCCTTCCAACGTCTCAACCATATCATCGGCCAGTCGCGGGGATGGTACCAGGGCATCAAGCCCACATCCCTCTAGTGTTCTCTGCATCGTTTTGCTCCCTTGTTACTTTAAGTATACCACACTTTTCGATCGTTGTCAAATATAATCCTGCAGTACCTCTCGCTCTGTTACAAGGTTCTTAGCCAGGAAAGAAAGTATATCCGCATCAATCGGACCCCCGCCTACCTTTTCAAGATAGTCCATACGATCCCACCTGGCGTGGTTAGCCTTACTGTAGGCACTATCTACACAACCCTCAAGATCCCGTGTGATGTAAATTTTCATATGCTCCACTCATTCAGGTTACGACGGATGCGATCTTTGAACGCATCAATCCGGCTGTACTGCTTTTGCTCAGGGCGGCCCTCAATGATATAACCGTCCTTTTCCAATTCAGCCGCAACCTCGTGCCGACACTCTTCAACGCACTCACGAGAATGGTCGCCCCAGGCGTCATCATAGATACCGCCCAGCGAGTTGACATAGTCCTCATACTTGGCGATCGCGCAATTAACGTGCCAACCGTTCTCATACCAATTGACCAGTTGCTCCGTTGCTTTCCGCTTGGACCGTGCAATCGTTTCAAACCGCACCTGCTTACTACATCCGGTAGGGCCGGCATAATGGTTATGACCAGCTACAATTATAAAACCTTTCTCACTATACCGACCACTACTGTAGTAGGTGTGCGATTCGGTACGATCCTCATGATCCCAATGACTGGTCTTTTCGACCTCATGGTCCCATCCGTCACAGTTCTCCCAAGGGGTCTCACCGGACCAATCGTCAGGCTCAACTTCACCCTTAATGTCATCCCAATCGACATAACGCTCAGTCTCGGTCACAGTCGTCTCAGTTACTACAATCTTCTTTTCCAGAATCTCTCGCCTGGTGCTAGTCTGCATCGTTTTGCTCCGTTGTTCGTGTTCCTCTTACACTACAATCATATCATACTTCCAGCCATTGTCAAATTATTATTATGCCCGCACAAGCCGGGTAACCCCGTCAGACGTACGTGTGACGTACCAATCGTTAAGGCACCACAATTCCTCACGATTGGAATAGACCGTGAGATTGTCGCCAACCATCTCAAAGCGCGAACCGAACTTTTCAGAGTATTCACGAAACGTCATCGCCATCCCCATTATCAATAAATTTGACAGCCTTGACAAAGGCGGCCTCAACCATGATAGCGATATAACCGGCAGCATCGCCATCATACTCAGGTTCCATGTCAATCGCCTTAAACGCTTCATCGTAAATATATGATGCAATCTGAAACATCCGATTAGTCATCGTTACCCCTTTTCCATCCTGTAAATTATGTAACCCTTACATTTGTGCTCGACCGGCAGATCCAACGTAATGTGACCTTGCCACGTCCCTTTGCTGGTTGTGCCTTTTAGCGCGGCCTTGTCATTCCTAACGGTAATGTAGGCCGTGCCATCATCGGTCAGCATAGCCAGTATATTCGCCAGTACCGTCTCACGCGAGGCAGGCTGTTCAATCACGTTAAGCACGTAATTGCAAGTAATTGTGTTGTACAGCATCCCCGGCACAACCGGCTGATAGTAAGGATCGTACGAACACATACAATAGTGCTTAGCGTCAAAACCCTTACCACTTCCGAAGTCAAGCATATCCCCTACAAGCAGCCCTGCCTTGTAAAGATATCTCATAGGTACAGACGGCACACCCCTACTAATCGCTGTCAAGTGTTCATTCATCACGTCCCTCTCAAGTATACTCAAACAGGGTACTGATATAAAAGGAATATTCGCACCCATCGGGCTCGCGCACAATTACCTCACCGTCCTTGACCATAACATCCAAATGATCGTTATAGTTGAAGTATTCCCTAACATACGCATGAGCCATAGAACACAAACCTTCGTGCCCGGTGGCGTAACCGTCAAGATAGTCTTCATTGTGTGGACTACGCCTAAGTGTGTAAATCATGCTAATTCACCCGATAGATAAAGAACTCATAAGACTCTTCTTCGTTACCATCATAACCAGCCAAACAATGTCCGCGACCATCCATCTTAGCGTCACGCTTCCACATTTCGGTATCAAAGTAAGGACCATCACAACCCTCAACAATCCCATCTTCCAGATAACTGTCAAGCGCCGCGTCCTGGGCGTCATCGGCCTCAGAATCGGTAGCGACCGCGTACTCTCTAGTACCATTAGAATAGGTAGTCATCCCGTAAGCGCTGTGACGACACTCATCTATGTCATCAGGACAGCAGTTAAGATGGTCACAGAGCGCCAACACCCTACGATCGTCATCATCTGCGTCAGTCCCCCCAAGCACCTGTTCAATAATCGGCCCGGTGTCAAGATACCCTTCTAGTTCACTAATCGCGTCGAGTAGGTTGCTCATCGTCTCGGTCTCCGTCGTTGGTGTTGTTGCCCCTACACTTAAACTATACCACACTTCGCAGTAAAGTCAATTTATTCCAAGTGCTTTCTAAAGTAGGCCTTGCCACCTTGACAGGAACCTTGACAGCGGGTCGGACCATATGCCCCTTCAGGCCCGCCCAGACCGCCTCTAACGGCCTTGGCTTCCCTATCTTGTCGCGGCCAAGGTAGGCCGCAGTAGGGTCGCCTAACGCAAGAAGGTAACGCTCAACGTAGTCACTGAGAGAAAGCCTATTCTCTATCATTTTATGGGTCCATTCCCCTAGCTTGCCTCTAAAGTGTAGTTGGTGTTTCATTGTTTCCCCTCTTTCACCTTAACTATACCACACTTTCTGGCGTTGTCAAATGCCTTTGTACTCGCGGATCATTTTAATATCGTTGTAATTGCCCCAGTACCCCTCAGTGGCATCAACCACATCAATGGCCTCACGCACATAATCGTTCCAGGCAGTGCCAGGGTTACAATCAGGGCCCCCGACACCAATAATTTCTAATTCCCGCTCGGCGTCCAGAATCGCTACAGCCTGTTTAATCGTCATTGTCTCACCTGTTGTACCATTACCACATCGTTAAAACCACCAAGATCCATATCGCCCATATCATACATCTTAACGGCCTGAGTCACCAAACCGTACCACGCCGTACCAGGCACCCAATCCGGACCATCGCTATCACTGTGCTGCAAAGCCCGTTCAGCCTCTAGAATCGCTTCAGCCTCGCTAATTGTCATCACAAGCCTCCCTAAGGTATTCGTCACGGTCTATACCATCCGTGCTATTGAACACTTCCCGCCATTCCATGCCATACAACTCTTCCGCGCGTTCGGCAGCTTCCTTACAACCATAAATGTACCTTCCATTGCTAGCATATAACTCAAAGGAGTAAAACGACCCATGCCGCGTAACACTAAACTTCTGCGAATGCGTCACGATGCCACCCTCGCCAAGTCATCACAAGCCTTCCACATGGCACAATTGCACGCGTCCTCAATGTCCATAGGTTCCATCTGACTACCAATATTGGTGCGACCGGTGTCCTCGTACTTAGCGTCAAAATCGTCAAGTCCCCTATAATCGGCCAAGGCCGTCTTAATCCTCGCGTCCGGATTAATGGCAAATACCGCCTTCATCACGTCACGATGGCCATGCCAACAACAGGCAGCAATCCTACGACCACTAGGGCTCATACGACTGCCCGGGTTCCGACTGTTCCACACAGTCAGCGTAAACCGCACAGCCTTACCCTCCTTCTCAGGCTCTCTCTTGAATACAATGTTCCCATCATACTTAGTCGACGCGACCGTCACAGCCGCCCGAACCTCGTCAATCGTTACTCCCCAAGCTTTCATCGTTTTGCTCCCTTGTGTTTGCGTTCCCTTAACACTTTAACTATACCCCACTTTTAGCCGTTGTCAAATTAAAATTCCTCGCCGTACTCACTACACGTAAGCCAACCGTTAGTGTCGTTACGACGTGTCAATGAAGCATAACAGGTATCAAAGACCTTAACGACAAAATCGAAAACAATACAGGCCTCGTGCTCACTGTCAAAATCGTCAAAGCCGACATTTCCGTCATCCCTACGCCAGACTACCCTAAACATCATCTTCCTCCCATTCGATAACAACCACCGTGATTGGAGAATCGTAAACGTCACAATCCTCTTCATCCACAATCGTGTCCTCTTTGTCACAACCCTCGCAGTGCATCTCGTCAACAAGAGCCCCACAATCAGGACAACAGGGCACCTCCATCGCTTCCGCACATTCGGCGATAGCATTATTGGCATAGTCGGCGCGACCTGCGTCAGTCAACATATCGAGCAATGCCGCGCGAATATCCTCTTGCGTTACGCTTTCGGGCACGTCTTCGCAAGCCGCACCGTTCCAGCTATCTTCTACCCACTCATCTATAATATCCCGTAGCGTCGTACGGTAGCCGTAGAACGCGTACAGTAGCGCCTCATTGCCTTTGCAGCCGTAGCCGCCGAAGTAGTCGATCATGCCGCTAAATAGGTAGTTCGCTGTAACCTTCATCGTTTTGCTCCCATTAGTGTTTCATTTCCGCCTACACTATAATATACACTATACAGCAACGAAGTCAAATTATTATTTCCATTTGACAAGGCAGGAAAGTGTGATAGAATAGAGGTGAAGACAGAAAACCTATGAGCGCGGCCCCGGAGGGCAAACGAGCGCTGAAGATAGGTCTATGTGGCATGTGATCCCTATAAGGTTTAGGTAGAATCGCATGGTTGTGAGGGATAGTCACAACAATTCAATTGTACGACGTGCGTGATGCGCAGACAGTACAATCCGTGTCCTCGGCACGGTGAACGCACCTAGAACAACCTAACCTACCGGTATGTTCGTTGCGTCGTCCCTTAACACTACGACCAGCAAATTTAATACATCTATTGTGATCGTTATAATCAGAAGATCCGGCCAGACCGATACATTTAGAATGAAAGGTATAATCAAAATGACCAACAGAACCGGCCAAACCGAACCAGCCGGTACAACCGGGAGCCTAACAGGGGGACGCTCCAGGACGCTTACGTATAAAGCAGAACGCTTGAACAAAACAAAACGAACAAACGAATGGCCCGCACGGAAACGCATTAAAGGACGAAAAAAGGACTTGTTTTAAGGGTTAAAATGAAGTGTCTTAAAAGCACTTACAGCCCAGTATCAGTTACCATAAGTGAATCCGGCCAGAATCCGGCCACTTCCGGCAAAAGAGTCCGAGACAACAAACTTGTCCGGATTTATTTGACACGGCCCGGAAGTGTGGTATACTTCAAGTGTGCAGATGAGAGAAGAACATCCCATCAACCCACAGGAGATCATAGTGAGTTACGAACTGTCGAACATCGAGTTCAGAGGGCCCTTTACCGCAGAGTTCTGGGAAGGTATCGTGGACGCCCATCTCAAAGAGGAGCAAGGGGTAGTAAAGGTAGTGGGCACGGGCATGACGCCATTCGGAGCGGCGCTGCGTGCGTGCGGCGAGGCCCGCCAGACGTGCGGCATGGCTCTGGACTATAAAGATATCGTCGTGGCAGTGATGGAGAGGGTGACCGACACCTGCCATGACTACATGCGAGTTCGCAACCCAAACCCAACTCATAAGATGTATGCTGTCCTCACCTTGTTCAAGTATGGCTAGAGTGGCAAGCGCCACACTATAATCTGGTTTTCGAGGTCGCCCCTTGAAAAGGCCTCTAAATAGACCCACCCCTAAGGAGATAACATGGAATTCAAACGAGCAGTAAAGTCCGAGTCACTAGTGGCCGAGAGGAAAACGTGGGAATCTCGATGCGGTAGATACCGCGTGATGGAGTCGCACATCCCTTTGGCCTTCGGCAAATTCAAGGCAGGCAAGCACCTTGGCTACGCGGATCGTTACTACGCCTTGCACCTAACGTACACCTGGGACATTATTGACATTTACTTTAAGCGCGGACCAGCAGAAAGGGCATGTGAAAAACATGAGGAAAACCGTCTCGGAACAAGTTCGACATTACGATCCAAGTCTCGCCGAAGCACTAGAAGAAAGGGAGTTTAGCGACCAGGACGTGGCCGACGAACTCCGGGCTATGGCGGCCGACGAGCAGCCTGTCTCGAATAAATTCTTTAATCTCATGGCACTAGCACGAAGGGTAGAAGAACTATGATCAGTGTTAAAACACACAGCCGAATCACCTTTGGTGTAATGGGGGCCGGAGCACTTTACTGCTTAGGATTTGTCATTCACTGGTCATGGTACCACCATGGTCCATTTGGAACTTTGTTAGGTATAGTGGGGTACCCGTTTCTAGCCTTCCTAGTATGGGGTGCAATTCGCAAGGCCGAGAATGACCCATGCTAGACAACATCAAATGCCTAACCTTCTGGTTTATTGCAATAGCCTGTGCAGGAATTGTTGCAGGGAATATGTATTCTACCCTACTAGAGATAAATGAGTTCTTCCATGAGACGGAGGCTAAAAGCGGCTATCGAAATATGCCTGAAGGCCAACGAGAGGCAAGCCGCCCTTGACCTTGTAAAAGCGAAAACAGAACATTACCGAAAAGGATGTGAACTATGAGTAGGCGAATATGGCGATTTGAATTGACGAAAGAGGAAGGCGACATCGTGATGCCGATAAACGCTGAGATAATCAGTGTGCTTCCTTGCGAACCTAGGTGGCCCACTATCAACATCTGGGCTGTTGTCAACCCAATGAATAAAACAGAGCATCGTCACCTACGTGTCACACTGACAGGTCAATCCCTGCCCGACAGGCCCCTGTTATTCCTGACCACGTTCTTGTTTCAGGGCGTAATCTACCACGTATTCGAGGACCCTAAGCGATGATCGCACTGCAACGAATGGCCCTAGTCACATGGGTCGGAAGCGGCTACCCTGAACTACAGGATAAGCTCAAGTTGGCTAACACACCTGAAGAACAAGTAGCATTGGCCGAGGAATGTATGGAGCTTTCAATCAACTCTGACGGCGTGTCTAAGGATGTGTATTCCTGTATCGCCAAAGCCATAAGGAGAAACCAATGAGCGAAGCAAAAGAACTGAAGACAGTCGGGGAAGTGATAGACGCGTTGAGTGAGTTCCCGCGTAACCGACCTATCCTCGGCACTTGGGAAGGCATCACTAGGTCCCTGCGAGTTTACAATACTCCTTCAGTTATTATTATCGACGCGGACGAGGGCGACTATCAAGCCAGTCTACAGGGTCTTCGGTGCGAATGTGGGGCTACTGCCAATGGTTTTCACAATGGTGAACCATACTGTTACACATGCTGGGAGAGGAAAGAAGATGAAAGTAATTAACACTGAGAACCGACCGATTAAGATGTGGACTGACCTGGATGGTCCTGCGATGGCGCAGGCTAGGAATCTAGCCAACCTGCCCTTCACATTCAGTCACGTAGCGATCATGCCTGACGCCCACATGGGCTATGGTATGCCTATCGGTGGTGTACTGGCCACTGAGGGCGTGGTCGTCCCTAACGCTGTTGGAGTGGACATTGGGTGTGGCATGTGCGCGGTCAAGACCAACATTGGGCATGCGACCGAAGCACAGTTGAAGGAGACCGTGGCCGAGATTCGACGGCGTGTGCCGACAGGGTTCAAGAAGCATAAGTTCCCTCAGCACCCGGACTTGATGCCTGAGCCTTCTCCCTTCATGTTCGTGGCCACTAAGGAGTACGACAACGCCGCTAAGTCTCTCGGGACGTTAGGTGGCGGAAACCACTTCATCGAGATTCAGAATGATGGCGAGACTCTCTGGGTGATGATCCACTCAGGGTCCAGGAATCTTGGCAAGCAGGTCGCCGACCACTACAACAAGGTCGCCAAGAAAATGAATGAACGATGGTACTCTGAGGTGCCTAGTAAGTGGGACCTGGCATTCCTACCTACTACGAGTATGGAGTACGTCAGCTACATTGACGAGATGAACTACTGCGTGAACTTCGCGATGGCCAATCGCAAGGCCATGATGGGTGAGGTTCTCCATTGCCTATCCGAGGTCTTCGGTCTTGTTTACCGTGAGGAACCGATCGACATTGCTCACAATTATGCAACCGTGGAGAATCACTTCGGGAAGAACGTCATAGTGCATCGTAAAGGTGCGACCAGGGCACGTGAAGGGGAGATCGGTATCATCCCTGGCTCGCAGGGCACATCGTCGTATATCGTCCAGGGTCTAGGTAACCCGCAGAGCTTCAACTCCTGTTCGCACGGGGCCGGGCGCCGCATGGGACGTAAGGAAGCACAGCGTTCCCTGTCTCTCGAAGGCGAGCAGGACAAGCTGAAAGGTATCGTCCACTCTGTGAGAGGCAGTAAGGACCTTGACGAAGCCCCTGGAGCCTACAAGGACATTGATACCGTCATGGCGAACCAGGAAGACCTGGTCGAAATTACCACCAAACTTACACCCTTAGCCGTAGTGAAAGGTTGATTATGAAACACCCTGAAACCCATATGGTCACAGCCGAGCATGGGCCACGCCAAGCCAATCCCAACCGCTGCCTGTACTGTAAACAGCCTATCGGCTCGCTACATCTAGAGGACTGCGTGTGCCGTGATCGCACTGTGATGGTGAGAATGACCATAGACATTTGCATCAAAGCATGTGAGTCTGACACGGTCGAGGACATTAAGTTCTTCTTGAATGAGGGGAGCTGGTGTTCCAGTAACATCATCGACGACTTACAACGCGTCGAGTGTATCTGCCCTCATACGGAGTTCGAGTATATCGGGGAAGCTACCGAAGAGGACGAAGAGAATTGGAATCTTAGAATTCGCCGTGAATGCGCTTCAAAAGGATCTGAAATGAAAAGTGAAAGTAAGAAACGCGGGGTAACATTTTAACACACTTCTACCTCCTTTGAATACTGGGATGTGTGCGTCTATTGTAATCGCCGTATTGGGCGTCTTCATACAGAAGACTGCCCATATTTTAATGACCGGTCTTATACACAGGAGTTGATTATGAAAGTCAAAGTACGAATCGCCGTAGCCGTTGACGCCGATGGCAAATGGGCCGCCAGTGGTTGGGGAACCCAGGCTTACTCCACTACAAGAGACCTTCCAATGGAAATTGCTATTGAGGGTGTAGAGGCAGGCGAGAATAGATACTGGGTCGAGGCTGAGTTGGAAATTCCGGAAACGAAAACCATTCAAGGTGAGGTCCAGGAAGCATGAAAATCATTAGAACGTTCCTTCATCTTGCGATCATAATGATTGCTATACTTGGTCTTGGTTATGCCATGCAGCAAGAAGCAGCCGAGAGTCGGTCCCGGCACGCCCGAGGCGAAAGCATTACCATGGCCGAAGTGTTACAGATGGAGAAGGATATAATCAAAGAGAACCGGGCCTTGGTCAGAGCCAGGACCGAATGGTATAAAACCCACACCAAGGCAGAGGACCCACAATGATAAAAGATAATTGGCCTTTAATATTAATCCTCGCTGTGATATTAGGCATCGCGGTGTTCGGTTGTATAACGGACCATGAGCGGGCGGTGATTGAGCGCGATTGGCGCGCAGCCGAGAGACAGGCCGCCCTGGATATGACCAAAGCACGTACCGAATGGTACAAATCCACACCAAGGAAGAAGACCCAATGAGCATCTTGAAACGAGTGTCCGATTTCGCAGGGGATTTCATAAGGCTCCCTAAAGACTTAGAGGCTAAATCCCTAGAGGCTAATACCATGCGTGAAGAATGGGCAAAGGTAGACGAGCCCCTTATCCCTGGGGATGTGCTGAAGTCAATGCGCACTCTCTCATATATTAGTGAAGACAAGGTACGTGTGAAGATTCCTTGTAACTACAGGTGTGGTGAGTACCAAGGCGTTTTTAGCCTCACGTTACTGGAGACCCTTTTGTACTGGCACAACGCCACTGGTTACTTCTGCTCTGAAGGTAAAACCGAGACTGTGAAGTTTGCACTGAAGAGGGCATTCATTCAGTTGGCGCAAGAACGACTTGACAAGTCTTGAAAGTGTGGTATAGTTAAGTTGAAAGGAGAAAACGATGAACTTCGCACACTACGCCTACGTCGATCTCGGGGACATCTATGTTGAGATCGACGTAGACTTTGATTACTGGCCTGAGGAGGCTATGGTTCGGTATTCCCCGGAAGGGGGTTATCCTGGCAGCCCGCCAGCTGTAGAGATCACTAACGTGCGGGTGACCTATGTTAATGCCAAGACCTGGTGCCGTTATCGTGAAGATCTACGGGGCTGGGAAGTGGACCTGGATCGCATCGCTCTTGAAGCGATTGAGGGCGACATTTACTCTGACCTTTTGGAGACAGCCGATGTTTGGCTGAAAGAACAATGAAATTTGCACTTAATCCTTTGGGGTTCACTATTGTCCCTGAGACAATTGAGGACGCATACTCGATCGGAAAACTGGCCGTTTGGATGAAAGACGACGAAAGTATCCAGCATAACGGACCTTGCACCCTCTTGGTGAACACAGCGCAGCTCAAAGCCGTAGACAAGGTTCTTCCATGGGAAGGGTCGGGGCTCGGCCGAACAGGCTACATCAAGAAACTTTTGGAGAAATAATGGACACAGTTTACATGCTTAGTTTTGGTTATGATACCGCCAACCTTATCAGGGAGTTCGCCACTGATGAACAGGGACTGTTGAACCTGGCCAGTAAGGAGGTGCAACTTTTGACGGAAGTCGAAGAGGTGTGGTTTGTCGCCAGCGAGGGGGTAAATCGCAACATAGTCGTTGTCGATTGTAAAGGCGCCCATTATAACTTTTCCATTCACACTATTCCGAGGGTAGAATGAGAGCCGTGAACATCGCTATTGACGTCCTGGATCACCTTGACCCGATCCTGGGCTACGATCTAAAGAACATCTTGGAAGAGCCTGGGGACGACCCTAGGCAGGCTATCTGCGACGTGCTTACACAGTGTCAATGTCGCAAGGTAATCCTAAGGGACGGGCCGCTGAAACAACTTTGGGACTGTGCCATTGAGGCGCTAGATCTCGCAATCGAAAGGATACCGGCATGTTGAGAAAAGAGGTTTGGGAGTGTATTGATGGCTCGCATTTCGACACGCAGCAGGACGCCGGGGAGCATGAAGAACAATTGTTGGCAAGGTGGATGTGTACTGCCAAGGTGACTCCGCAGGATATCATCGACGCGTGCGATAATACCGAAAACGCCGAATTCTTCGGTACTATGAGACACATGGCCGAGACTATCTTCCAAGAAGCCGCCGAACGAATATACAGGTGAGAAAATGGAAAGCATTAAAAGTGTGAAACCTTTATCAACGGAGTTTTCTGTGAGTAAACTTACAATTATCAAGTGGGTAGCGGGGTTTAACATGGAAGGCAGACTCGTCGCTGGCACCCTTAGTGTCCGTGAGACTCCTAAGACGTACATCGTAATTGACCCTCAGAGCGATGAATACGAAGCCCTACGGTGGGCAGTCAATTTCCGTACTAATTTCTTCAAAGATAAGATGTACGACACTGAGCGCGAGGCTATTATGGCTTGCGTTGAAAAGTATGATGCTGCGGCATGTGTCGCCAAGGTGGATTATGACCGAGCCATTAATAAGTTTGAGACCGCTAGAGATGGCTTAGCTGCGTGTGACGCGTCATAGAAAACGGCCACCTCGCTCCGCGTTTTTTAACTTGCTTGACTTCACTCAGTTATGGTGTATACTTAGGGTGAACACTAACCAGGAGACAAAACGATGTACCTTATGATTCAGAACAAGGGTGTGGCACCAGAAGGTGCTTACACTATCCTTGGCGCCAGCGGTAACCGCGATGCTGACAACACCATCGGGCAGTTCGGCACTGGCAACAAGCATGCCATCAACTGCTGCCTCCGAGAGGGCCTTGAGGTTCGAGTCTACTGTGGCGCCGACCGCCTCAGTTTCGGGTACACGGAAGAAAAGTTCGAGGATAAGATTGTCCATCGTATCACCCTGACGAAGAACGGTAAGAAGCCTGTGGAACGCGACTGGACGCTCGACTGGGGTTCCCTGGACTGGACCGACATTGGTATGGGTCTCAGGGAGTTCATCTCGAACGCGATCGACCGCTCTGAGCGGAACGGTGGCGTCCAGGAAGCCTTCGACACCGGAGACCTGGTCGTGACTCTGACTGAGAAAATCCAGGCTAAGAGTGGATACACTCGGGTGTACATCGAAGTCAACGACGAAGTATTAAGTTACGTGGCAGAACTGAAGCAACGTTTTCTACACTTCAGTGGGTCTCCGAAGGGAACTATCCTCCTGAAGGCTAATCGAGGGATGGGCACCGACCGGGCTATGATTTACCGAGAAGGCGTGTACGTCCGTAGGGCTGGGCTCCAGTCGTTATTTGACTACAACTTTTCTGCCTCTGAATTGGAACTCGACGACTGTCGGAACAGTTCCGGCTATACTGTTATGCTACGGGTCGGACATACCTTGCGGGACGCACCCGTGGACAAACTTATCATGGTCCTGGAGTCCCTCAGCCGGGGGGAGAAGACGCTGGAAGGCTCCTTGGACTCTACATGCCTGTCTCCTACCTGGACCGATCCTACGGACGCACAGAAGGAAACGTGGCAGACCGCCTGGAAGGCCTGTTTTGGGGATGCTATCCTCACCGAAGGCAATGAGATGATCGATGGGTTCGTCAAGAGGAAAGGACACACCACTAAGGCCATCACCCAGGAGGGCTGGAGGACCGCGCTAGCGTACTTCGGCGTCAAGACCCACCGAGAGGTCTTGTCTGACAACGAACGCCAGGGGAGGGTCACTGTGGCCTCCACAGAGGCCGCTGAGAAGGCAGTAGACCAGGTGTGGGAGTGGGTCAAGGCCGCTGGCATGGACTTCGGCATGGCTCGCCCACCTGTTAAGTGCTTCACCAACATTATGGACGCAGGATGCACGACCTTTGGATACTACGATGGCGGGACCGTGTACCTGAACCAGACTATCGCCGACGAATGTAACAAGATGACTCTGAAGGTGGCCCTCGAAGAGGTCGCCCACTATGTGACTGGTGCCGAGGACAATTCACGCGACTTCCAAGATTTCGCTTTTGGGTTCGCTGTCGAGTTCCTGGCCTAACCAACCAAACCCACGAGATTAGCCTGGTACCGGGCTAGGAGAAGAGGGACGACTGAGCATACCCGCTCGGCGTTGGTAATGGGCACAGCCCTTGTAGGTTCAAATCCTGCCTCTTCACTTGACAAGTACGTTTTACATGGTATACTGTAAGTAGGAGATAACAAATGCTGATCAAAGTACAAGATGGTTTTGAAACCCGTTTCGCGGACCCAGAACTTGCAGAGTGTTCTTGGCCTAGTAGGGTCAAGTGGTTCACCGCAATCGTACTGTATAAGACACACTCAAGGAAGTATTGGGTGCATTACCGGAGAGGGACTAGAATCCCCGATGACACCAGGTTCCTGAGCGACAAGAAAGCGGCCCAGTGGCTGCTTGAACATGGTTATGAAGTGCCAAAGGATCTGAAGTACCAATTGAAGGGGTTAGTTGAAGTGTAGTAGGAGAGGACTCGCTGGGCTGTATACTGCCCTAACCAAGGATACTTGAGGAAGGTTGCCTTGGCCTCAACCAGATATGGTGAAGGGGACCTCAAGAGCGAGTGACTGTGTGGTAGCTCAGAATGGTTAGAGCAGCGTTGATCGCGAAGAGGCGGGTTCGACTCCCGCCCGCACAGCTGGTTTACTTTTTTAACATGTAAGGAGAAACAATGGTTACCGCTTACTGTGTAAAATATGCCCTTACTCAAGGAATCTTCAAAATTGAAGGGGAGATTAATGGATTGCGTTTTATGTGGCACACTCAAAGACAGAGTTACATGAGCCTATCAAAGTTAGAATGGGCTATCACTTTGGAGTGTGCCAAGGAATTGGCAAAGTCTAACGTGGAGAAGAAAATCAAGTCGCTGACTAAGCAAATCACAAAGCTCGAAAAGATTGAAATCGAGGTGCATGAAAAACTCGTATAACTGATATATAGGGGAGGATTCATGGCCCTCGGGGTGCCTGGAGGCAACGCTAGCATGGCAGGTTCAATTCCTGTTGCCCTTACCCTATGAAATGCGTGGTAGTTTAACTAGTCTAAAATTCCAGGCAGGTATTGGCCTGCCACCTGGAGTCGGGGGTTCGAGTCCTCCTCACGCGCTGCGGAGATAACTCAGTTCGGTAGAGCACCTCAGAAATGAGGAGGGTCACGGGTTCAAATCCCGTTCACGCAGTTTGACTTTGACTATTTACGGCGTATACTTGCAGTAGAAGGAAGTAAGTGAACGAAATGCTTAAAGCTGCGATTTATGTTTTGGTTTACAACGGTGTCCATGACGACATACCTTTGCCTTGTTACGCCGAGAGTTTTAGTGACGCTGGAGAAATGGCTCTCGACTTCGTCCGTAGGGAATTTGCGAATGGGGACCGAAAGTTGAAGGCTACCAGGACGGATAGGAAAATCAAAGTGGTGGACACTATCCGGTGCATGGTATATGTCTTCGACATTATCCTGTACACCTCTTAGGAGAGACGATGACTAACACTGAGAAACTTGGCGCAGAACTGTTCGACAAGGTCTGTATGACCATCCTCAAGGACGAAGAATTTAAGGACCCGGCTGCCTATGACATTGCAGCAGCAGTCCAGGATGCTTACTTTAAGGCTAAGTTGAAGTATGGGACAAAATCGCCACGTCCCGCATGTGAAGGCATAGAGAAGCCCCTCGACTGGGAAGTTGGAGTGTAAGTAAACCTTGGAAATGGAGATAAGATGAACGATCAGATTACAGAACGTATCGTAGGTAGCCTTGACAAGGTCCAGCAGTACATCGAGTCCGCTGAAGGGTTTGTGCTTGAGCAAGCGCCTCAGGTGGCCCAAGAGATTGTGCTGTCAGGTAGGATTCAAGCGGCCTTCACCATAGTTGTTGTGACCTTACTGACACTTATTGTGCTTACATTTGCAGGCATCTGTTGGCGAGTCCATATTAAACTGGGGTGCCCTGATGATAGCGGATGGCTTTTGCTAACATTGATAAGCCTAGTGGTAAGTGTTTGCATGTCCATGATGCCTATAACCGCATCGTACAGCGCCATAATCCCGTTCTTTGCCCCGCGTCTGTATCTGTTGCAGGAGATTGCGAAACTAGTATGATAGTATCTGAATTCATTGGGCTGTTAAAGAGTTTGAACCCAGATGCCACGGTACGTGTCATGGCAACGTACATCGCAGGTTACAGCACTGCGGTGAAGTATGTTGACTTTGAACCTTTGTTCCATTGCTGTTACTACGTCCATGATGGGCAGGCTATGATTGATTTAGGGGAGGAACAATTGTCACACGCTGGAGGCTTGCCCCGCAGATAGGATTCTGCCTTGGTGAGGAACACACAGCCGCATGTGGTGCAGCAGCGCGCCCAGCCCGCACAGGCCTGGGGTGTGACAACTTATGAGTGTGGGTAGGGTTGGTTGATCACCGCCCTTGGTTAGGTCGTGCCACAAGTGCTCGGCTGTAGGTTCGAGTCCTACACTCACACCTATCGACTAGAGCCGCTGTTATAAGCGGGTGGTGTGCATCTACCGGGTCGCACCCGGGAGCCGCATCAATCTCTAGTTGAGCGTGATAGTGGCGGTCGACGGGCCGTCATGGTTAATGGGGGTTCCACCCCCTGCGGGTTCGAGTCCTGCAATCACGTTTATTTACAGCGAGGCGGGGAATCTTACGACCTCCCATGGAATGAAGTCTGGCGTCCGTAAGCCCGGACTTGTGGGTTCGAGACCCACTCTCGCTGCTTGACTTTTCGTGTTTACGTAGTATACTGTTAATAGGAGAGAACAATGAACGACAAAGTCGCAGAACATATCGTAGATAGCATGGACAAGATTCAGCAGTACATTGACTCAACTGAGGAGTTTGTTCTTGAACAAGCGCCGCTAGTGGCTCAAGAGATTGTGACGCTGGGGCAGATGCAGGGAGCCCTGACTGTCGTTTGCTTTGTCATCGCTACCCTTCTAATGTCCACTTTGTGTATGTACTGCATCTTCAAAAACAAAGACTCGGGCCCTTTATCAGATTGGGAGCTACCGATGGTCTTTTCAGGAATCGCCACTGCCGGCGCTGCTTTAGGGGTTATGGTGTCTTTTAGTTGTGCCTTGGTGCCTTTCTTCGCTCCAAGGCTGTATCTGTTGCGAGAGGTTTCAAAACTGTTATGATCTACATCTTAGCCCTGGACGACTACATGGAAAACACCTTGGAGGGTTACGCGACCAACGAGAACGAGATCATTAAGATCGCCGAGAACTATGTGCGTATGTACTCTTACTTTGAAGATGGTCCGCTGTGCATCGTAATCGAAAACGACAAAGTATTGATCACTGAGCGAGATGGTTGGCGGTACGACTACACCATTCACACAGTTGAGAGGGTGAAATGAGCACTGACTACACTGTCCACAAACAAGGCACTAAGGAAGTCGTCATAATTGAAAGCTCGGCGAGGTACAACCTGGACCTGGACGAGTACGGGCCAGATGACGGTTACGTGCTGGGCCCTCAAGGTATGACAGCCGAAGAGGCGCACGCGATTCAAAGGAGACGTAATGAGCAGTATAGTAGAGAAACTCACTAAACGAGGCCTGATCGACCCACCGAACTTCGTTAAGTCCAACACCATGTATGAATGCGTAGTAGGGTCCGTAGCCTATGGCACGTCGGATGATCTGTCGGACTTCGATGTGAATGGGTTCTGTATCCCGCCGCGCGACGTGGTCTTCCCACATCTGAAAGGTGAGATCGAGGGCTTTGGTCGTAACAAGAAGAAGTTCGGCGGGTGGCAACAGCACCATATCAAGGACGAGGATGCGCTCAACGGTCTCGGCAGAGAATATGACCTCAATATCTACAACATCGTCAAGTACATGCAACTGTGCATGGAAAACAATCCGAACATGGTGACGACGTTGTTCGTGCCCAGGGATTGTGTGTTGTGGAGCACAGCCATTTCGGAGATGGTACGTGAAAAGCGGAACATATTCCTGCACAAGGGCGCATGGCACAAGTACAAAGGCTACGCGTACGCCCAACGTCATAAGATGCAGGGAAAAAACCCTGAGCCTGGCTCTAAGCGGGACCTCCTACGTCAGAAGTATGGGTACGACGTAAAGTTCGCTATGCACACTGTGAGGCTTCTGTATGAGGCTGAGCAGATCCTGAACGAACTCACGATAGACATACGACGCCACAAAGAACACTTGAAAGCCATCCGGCACGGTGAGGTGCCAATGGACGACGTTCTGTCCTGGTGTGATTCTAAGGAAATAGCACTGGAGCGAGCCTATGAATCGTCCTCACTAAGGCATGGGCCAGATATCAAGGGCGTGAAGACCTTGCTCCTAGATTGCCTAGAGCACCACTATGGCTCCCTGTCGAAGGTAGTGGCGCGCCCTGACGAACTCGCAGACATACTTGAGCAAATAGCTCTACAGACAGATAGGTACAAGCAAATTCAAAACCGTAAGGGAAGCGTACAGTAAAGAAACGGCCGATAATCATATGTAAGGCCGGGCAGGTAGTATAATGGAAGTACACCCTCGGGACTGGGTTTAGCAATGGCCCATACGAGGAAGATGCGGGTTCGAGTCCCGCCCAGCCACTTTAGATGGAAGACTGTTTAAGACGCACTTTAATTGGAGGGAACAATGAGCGTACTAGCATGTAACCGAACCAACTGCACACAGATTATGTGTGGCAGGTATTCCTTTATGTACGGACATATCTGCTATGAGTGTTTCGACGAGTTGGTAAGTAGAGGTCCTGCGACCAGCATATCGAAGTTCATGGCAAGTAGCAAGCCGGACCGCCGGGACAAGGAACACTCTTACCATTTCTTTGACAACGCATTCAGGAGTCTAGATGACGGATGAAGTATTTCAAATGCCTCTGACGCTGTTCAAGCTTGTGTTTGACGCAGTGGTAAAGGACCCAGCCTATTCTGGGAACGACCCGCACTTCGTCGCAGCCGCCGTACAGGACGCGTTCTGCGATGCTATCATCAAGGTAACACAATGACAACTCTTTACTGCGTAGGGCACGGCGACTACTCGGACTATGGTATCCAAGGCATCTTTGATGACAAAAAGAAGGCTAAGAAGTACCAGGCTTTCTATCAGTACGATCATCTCGAAGAGTATGATCTCAACCCTGAGACGCCGAGCGCCCCTCGTGGCGACTGCTATTGCTTGACGTACAAGTGGGCCGAGAACACGTCGCTAAACCGGGTAAGCAACAAGAGCAACGTTGTAGGCTGGGAGGCTTACACCAGGGTGACACAAGGCGAAACTCCACAGGATATTCGTTGTTACTTCTTTGCGCGTGACGTCAAGCATTCGTGGAAAATCGCCGGGGACAAGTTGTCCGCATTGAAGGCCGGGTCTACTCACTTTACTTCTTTTTCCCATACAAGGGCCGACCAGGGTATGCCTTACTCGTCGTGGGTTGAGAACATGCACACCTGGAGGCTCGACGGAAAGAACGCCATCCTCCTTCACACTGTAGAGGTAGACGAATGAAAGACGGAAGAATGATCGATGCCATGTATGAATTGAGAATGGCTGTCGAGAGCCGCGACGCATCGTGTATCGCCCACCGGGCGTCTGAGATTACTCGCCTGGCTTCAGAGATGACCAGCGAGGCATTGGACCTGGTTTCCTATGCGAAGTGCCGTCAGCCTGACCGCACATACCGAAGATGCCAACAGGGATGGGAGAGGGTTCCTGGTTGCGGTCTATGAATGACATGAAAGGGCGTCTAGTGATGATTCTATATCACGTCACTGTGTGCGCCTCTCTCACGCAATCCATGGCCAGGGCGGCCATCTAAGAACCCAAGAACTTCTTCTGTTGCAAATGGGCGATAATCGCCTAGCCTTCTCTTCGCAGCATCCACACCAACGTCCATGGAACGGCGAGCAGGGAAAGCCAAGTCCATGGCGGCCTCGTGCTCAAGGTTGTCATGGATGTGTCCAAAGCAGTGAAACGCCCCATAATGTGATTGTGGCCAATAGGCTGTAGGGTAATGAAAAGCCCACAGCAACTTCCCTCCCGTCTTCACCATATAGTGGTCCCACACCCTTCCAAAGACTGCTTCAGTCTGGGCTCTTTTATCATGGTTCCCCATGCAAAAGAAGATGTGCCTACACTTAATCTTTGGTCGGTAGTGTCCGGGCTTGCGCAGGCAGAAATCCCCGGCAATAACCAGATGGTCATGTCGTCCAACGGTGCTGTTGATACCGTCAAGGATGGTTTCGTCGTGTTCTTCGACAGTGGAGAACTCTTTACGAGTCTGCTCCACTAGATTAACGCATCCGAAATGAGTGTCAGCCGTAAAGTACCAGTCAGGTTTCATGTCAACTCGTTCAAGTTAGCGAAGTCTTTGTGTAATATCAAGGCAGCTTCATTGTATGCTGCCGCGTCCACCACAAACTCAGTGGCGTGCCGGACAATACGTTCCATCCATTTGGATTTCATCGTTTCACACATCCTCAAATACGGGCGTGTAGCCATAGTTCTCGGCCAGGTCGTAGGCGGCCTGGAGTTTAGCGTCGGTGACAAGAGAAGCCCTTCCCTCGAAGTGCATAGTATCAGCGCTAGGAATTGAGCCCACTCGCATACACCCTGCTTCCAGGAGTAGATTGCGGATCTCCACTGAAATGTCCATCTCAGCCAACGCGTAGTTATGCCAACAAGGGTGCTCGTCGTCTTCTCCAGCCTGGCAACAGATGGTGTCGATATCTTCCAGACGTACCTTGTAGTCTTCCAGGTAAGGCACGAAGCGGCCTAGTTCAGGTACAGTGGACACCGTCGTGATATGGTCAAACATACCACACTCGAAGAACTTGCCTTCCGGTGTCATCCAACCTGTTACATATTTGTTCATAGTTCACCTAGTAAAAGTGTGCGATCGTTTTCGTAGGGTTTCCCCTTTGCGAAACGGTTGTCTCGCATGTCAGCGTAGTCGGCGTGTTCAGCGGGGTCAAAGTCTACATTACGTATGTCTGGGCCATTACCGTAACCATAGCATGGGTGTGTGACGGTCAGGACCTCGACTGTGGCGCCCTGGTCTTGAGTTTTCAACCATTCGATGAAATCAGATACAATCACAGTACACTCCTATAAAGTGGACGGGCGGGAGTTGAACCCGCATCTCAGCCTGAGCACCCAACTAGTTTTCAAGGTGCATAATCGGCCTATTGCGCTCTACCATTAAGCTACCGCCCTGTAGGTCGTCACCTAACAGTAGTGGTCAATGGTGACGAAGTTGAGATAGAAGGGCAGGTGATCTGCCTTCACGATACAATCGTTAAAGTAGCCTGTGGTCTCGTCAGGGATCATCACAGTGATCTCAGTCCCATCAGGGCGCCGCAGCGTCACTGAGTAATCTTGCCCAGACTTGTGGCTTGATACTAATTCAATCATTTCTTTCCTTTCAGGTAAAATATCATTCCGCCCCAGTGAGGTTTCCCGCCTCCGGCATCGCAAACAGGGTACACTTCCCACGAATAAGAATCGGTTCGATAATCTGCGGATTGAATGTCAGTCAACTCCGATTGCTTTGCTACCGCCACTGATCCACACTTGTTGCATTTGCCCTCCCATTCTCGTTCGGATGGCAGGGTGCCCGCTTAGTCACGCGCATTATTTACCTTCCTTCGTAGCCGTTTGATCTCTTGCAACATGGCCACGGCCAGGTCGACAGACACATTTCGATTGTTGTAAGGTAGCCGTAAGCGATAACGCTCCAGCATCGTTTCATACTGCATTATTTCTGTGTCGTCGCTCACCACATACTCAGTGGCGTGACGCACGATACGCTCCATCCACTTAGGCTTCATGGGGAGTTCCTTTGGGCGTGCTCGGACTTCGTTTACCCATTCACTGCAATTCATCGGCTAACTCCGATGTGAATTTCTTAATGTTAGTTATCGGGAAATAAGTAAACTTGCCTTCAGGGTGCTCTACACGTAGGCAGCCTTCTTCGATCCTAGGTCGAGAGAGGACATTCTTGAAAATGACGCAGGGATGGACAGTGTCCAAACGTGATGGCAACAGGTAAATGTTAAGATTAATCATCGTCTCTCCCACATAATGTAACCATTCATTAACTTGTCAGCGAACGACGCTGACACACCTCGCAACCAGAGTTCAATGAACAAGGCGGCCGTTCTACGGGCCAAGCCTTCCTCTCCGAGACTGAGCCCGATGCTCATTGTACCATGTTCCCACACGAGAGACCAGGTATCATACTGGTCTTCATGCACTACCCGAGCCTCATGCGCCTTTAGCACGGCCTCGTAGTCCCAGGCGTCAGGGTTTCCGTCCACCCAGTCGTCTAGGCTGTGCATTAGGCAACCGCATTCTTTGCAATTCATAGCCGGTCCTCTAACGTGTCATAGATGTACTCTACGTCCCACATATCACCATCCAGCCCGTGCGTGGTCTCTATATACCACCGGGCCACAGGCTTCCCTTCCCAGATCAATTCTACTGAGCACCTCATATGCCCGATGACATTCATATCATGTCCTTTTCAGCTATCTCGAAAGATATTACCGTATTCCCTTTCGTACCCTTCTGCACCTCGACATGGTACAAGTTGATCAGCGTCCCGTCTTCGCGGTCCCGACCAGTCATAGCCGCCATTAGTCCATCTTCCGTGATAGTCACAATTACGTGCATACATCACCCCCAGGTTGTCGTCGCGACTTGCACTTACCATCGATGATCATATCTAAGGCCTCTCCGGTAATCTCTGCTGCGATGCGCGTCACTGCGCCAACAAGGTAAGCAATCTGTATAGCATCTTTCTGTTCCTTTGCCTTGTATAATGCTAAGACGACCGTTATCATTTCCTCTAACTTAATCATACCACCTCCCCCACTTCATTCGATCACGTTCCCTTCCTGCTTCTTAAACTTGCCACGCTGTCCACGCATATGTCTAGGGTGCATCAAGCTGAGACGAGAATGGAAGGGTGGCGCAAAGACTACCTTCTTTCCCTTGGCGCCACACAACGGACAGCAATGCAACTCGGCCGCATACTCTTTGTACGTGAGCATCTTCTCATATCGCTCGTCACACTCAGCACAATTATACACATAGTTTGGCATGATAATCTCCTAGGATTCTTCTCGGGCACAGGTGATGAAGTTGAGCGGGTACCAGTTCATTACCTTACCATTTAGTGAACTGACCGTAACATAGTGCGCACTTAACTCCCATCTGTTTTCATCGCTCTTCACTATTCGGATTGACCTATCACGGAACTCAATAGTAAGGGTCCTAATCGTCCTCTTCATCTTCGCATTCCTCGTTAAGATTAATCTTGTTGAACTGAATCTTGTTCATGGCATTGGAGAACTTACACAGATCCTCCATATCGGCGTCGTACAGCACAGTGCTGAGTCGATCCGACAACCACACCATCCAACAGGTAGGACACTTGTTTCGGGGCACTGTGCTCCGGGTCTTGAATGTACGTCCACGATCGTGCGTCGAGCAACCGATTAAGGCCCCGTGCATAATTCTAGCATCCATCGTCTTCCACCAGTTTGAAGGAAATTACCCGAAGTTCAAGTACGGCCTTATCGTTCCACCGCTTTCCTCGCGACGCCTTACACTTTGCTCCAATGGGCCCACGCATCGAAGGCCATATCGACCCCTTCTCAAAGTCCACCCATTTCGGAACTGTGCCAGGTCCGCGAAGATAATACTTACCCTTCCCATCACTCAGCATGTAAACTGTACTAGATGCCATCTATCACCGCAAGCCTTTCTGGGTGTGTCAGAACCACGGTCCTACCATTATCCTTAACCCCGTGGATCTCGTTTGATGTGATTACCGTCACGATAGCCTTCTCTAACGATAAGGTAGAGCGTCTTCGCACAGGGTATACCACAGTCTTCCCTACTTTAATGATCTTGTTCAGGGAGCACCTAGGAGCATAAATCTTAGTCATCGAACCACTCCAGTTTATGTTCCTTTGCGATCCGATCACAGTAATCAGAATCCACATCCACAAGAATAGTATTTACGTCACACTGGTCGGCCACCCGAGCCAGAGTTCCGCTGCCTGCGAACAGGTCGCACACAGTATCACCAGGCTCACAGCAGGACTTGATACAGCGGGTGTACAGGTCCTCGTTCAGTTGCGTAGGCATCCAAGCGCGACGCTGCTTGCTGTTACCCGTCACACGAGGAATATCGAACACGTCGCCCGGCACCTTGCCTCGCTTGTCTGCTCTCTTGTCGCCATTCAACTGTCGCCACGAAGCCACCCGAATGTCATCAGTGAACACCGGGGTTCCCTTCCGCATTACTCTGGCCAGTGGCCGGTGGGCGTTGCCGAAATCACGGTGATTATGCTGGTAGAAAGTGAAGGTCTGTACGCAAGGCTTCGCTTCCCAATCATCATGGGTGGTAAGGAAGTTGTCGAGGATGGAACCTACCATGTAAGTATACTTGGCATTGTAAGACAGCCACATAACCTTACATTTATCAGATGCCTCCTGAATCAAATCCTTAATGAACACCCTATAGTCTTTGCTAGACATATTGTCTTTGTACGAATTGTACTTCAGTCCGATAGCATCGGGAGGGTCCATGAAAATACATTGCACAGGTTTCATTTGACTGAGTACCTCGAAGCAACTCAAATTTAACAGTGTCATGCGTCTAGTCATTTGCTGCCATTGCCTCCACCCATGCTACTGTTTCCATGTCTCCGATGATGTGGTTCAGAGTCCCGTTCAACTTGAACAGTATCGAGTGTGTCCAAGTCACTTGTTCTGGGATATCCTGCCGACACAGTTCGGATTCGTGCATTGGCCCGTCCTCAACTACCTGGTAACGATGAACCATTTTCAATGTGTCCCCAGGTTGCAAGGTCAAGGGACAATTAAACTCAGAGATGGCTACTATTTCGACAAACATACTTTCTCCAATTTCGCCTCTTGAGGGACACGCTTCAGGTTGAAGCGTTCTTTCAACAAAGCACGCGCTTCACTACGCGTGAATGATTCCAGCGTCCCCGACTCCCCGAACAACTCCCATACCCACTGCGAAGGCTTCTTACGTTCCTTCGGGTGAAGTTTACGCTCCACGTACTTACGGTACCTGGCCAAACGTTTGGCGTTCCGCTCTGGAGCCATCTTTACATCTTGTCGGGTGTTGATTACCTGCCTCATATTTTCCTCTCAAATCTAAAGCCATCGATCTTGTCACCATACATGTAGTAGATGTCCCGAAGGACCTTGGTAGCCCTGAATCCTTTCCACTTCAACCACAGACTGACGTCGTCAGGATCTCCGGGCAGGCAGTGGATCTCAGGTATCGTTATCGACAAGGTGGTTACATGCAAATCCTGTGCCAAACCGACCATCTTGTCCACTAAGGCCGTTCCGACGCCGTGGTGGCGGAAGTTTGGCCTGACACACAGTCGCATGATCAGCAGGGTATCAGCCTGCTCGGCCAGAGCGAACCCGACCATCACCTTCCCAATTGTAGCTCCGTAGTTCGCACAGTGCCCATCCACAACAGCGTAAACCCACGCGTCATCCTCTAGCGGGTAGAAGTTCGACCTGGTGTCAATATCCTTCAAGACGTTCAGATCCTTCACCGATACCTCATGTATCTTAATCACCTCTCACCTCCAGTTGGTACTCCACGTACTTGTCAAGTGCCTCACACCTGGCAAGGCTGTCTTCCTCAGTCATGTCAGTGAACAGGTGGTCGGAATTGAGGACCTCCCAGGCGTCCTGTAGTCGCCTCAGGAGGCTGTGCTGCCAGAAGGACGATATCCGAGCCTTATGGTTAGCCACACGCAGTAAGGGCCCCTTCTTAGTCGGCTTAGCGACGATCTGGTCGATCCGGGCCACCATGTCCTCAGTCCCTACCTCTTCTCCCATCATCCAGCCATAAATGGTGAGCTGGTCGGCCCAACCCTTATTGGAGTCATCCAGATAGTGCTCCCCAATCGTCAGGCCTTTGAACCTCAGAGGCACATAATCCTTATGAGGGTTCCCAGCGTTACGACTGGACTTACCAGGCTGACCATCACGGACTCTGGCGTACAACTTGTCGGGGCTCTTCGCGTACTTGGAGCAGTAGCCATTTACCTTCCAGTCAAGCATGACGTGCGCGCCATCCTTAGTAAGGTAGCGGCAGTCAGGCTTACCCAGAAGCGGGATACCCTCTACCTCTTCTCGGAGCGTGAACTCAAACTGAGGATCTTCGGCCGCCTCAGACAGTTCGGCCAACAACTCGTCATACGCACCAGTGTAATGGTAAGCCTCAAACACATGCAGCCCAGCGCCCAGGGCGAAGTCCCTAATATGTATCTCGACCTGAGACTCAAACAACGCCTCGAATTGGTACTCAGGCGGCACGATATCAAACAGATCACGGTGAAGGATAGATTTCACGTAGGCATCGAACGCTGACCCTACACTCATGGCATCGGTCTGAGGATCTCGGAGCCTGCCAGCTTCGGTGAGGTACTTGGCATAGAACGCCTCGCGATCCTTCTCCCACATCCCAAGGGACGTAGGTGACATGCTTGTTGGTTTTCTCATGTTAGCCTCTTGACTTGAACGTTGCAGACGTTCCCTAAAGATGTCACAAGGATTTCGTACTCAGGCGCTCGCCCCCCGTCTGGCACAGTATCAAACATCGGGGATATTGCGAGGTACTCAACACCCTGACGACAATAGTCGTAACTTGCGTCCAACACGACAAAGTTTTGCATCACGGAAAACAATACACTGAGACGATCGCCGGTGTGCTCAGCATCCCCAATCAAAAACTTTCCCATCCGTCTCCATGTCTTCTCAGTAATAAGGTCAAAGGTCACACTATTCTCCTGTCATAAAGTCGTTCGTAATCAGATGACTTCTTACGTCGAGGTCGAGGCTTTACAGTGGCCCGTTCTCTCTTGAACATTAAGATGGCCCTGTCACTTGTCGGATCGTCGTAACCCTCGAACACGTCCGGCGGGAACCTCTCCAGCGCCTTCTGCGCGGCCTTCAGCGTCGCATGTCGTCCTGCATTCAGGATTCGTCCATCGTACAGGTGAACGCTGGCCACAAAAGCCAGCCCGGCCTTCTCAATCCGTTTGTCCTTTACGTTTCTCTTATCCATTCCTCTCCATCCATTTCCATAACTTTGACAAGAAAGCCCCGAGCCAACCTGTCTTTCTAACACGGTAAGTAATTTCCAAAGGTTCCCCGTTCCTTAGAGGGGCCATCCCATCGAACTGGGCAGTCTTCCATCTCATATCTTCACCTCATTGCGTGCGCTTAAACCTGGCGTCCTTCGGGATGCCTGTGTCGCTCAGTTCTCGGTACGAGAAGTCGATAACATCCCCTACCTTGAACTCTGCGCCTTGGAAGTCACCCGGCATATCCACACCTGGGTTGCCTTCCGCATACGTTGTCATCTCCGGTGTTGCGAATCGCCTTTCGGCGTCCGTCAGTCCAGCGATCTCTAGCCGTTTACCTTCATACTCGGTTATGATCGCACCAATCAGACCTAACAACTTTGAGCCCTTATCTGTCTTACGTCCTGATGTAAACCCGGCGACCTTAGCAAGTCCGTCGAAGGTAGGTTTGCATTTCAGCAGTCCCTTCATACGCTTCGGGAACCATTGCTGTGTGGGGCTTCGTACTACGACTCCCTCACCGCCAAGCTTCAGGATGTCCTTCATCATACGTTTCAGATCGGCCGCCGGGTTGCACAGCAACTGTACTTGCTTATGCAAATACACGACGTCGCTACAGCCCGGCAGGTACTTTTGAAGGAACTCCAATTCGTCTTGGAAGTAATGGTCTTCTGGGAAGAACACCATATCCTCAAATTTACCGGTGGCTCGTTCCAACTGACACCAGTCCCATATCTCAGCCTTATCTAGGATGCGATGGAAATTCGGATTCTTAATCTCCCCGTCCCGGAACACAACCTTGATAGGTGGGGCGCCATACACGGCGTACTGAATCTTATCCCAATCGGGACCAGGTTCATTACCTGCCACGATTGATCGGCACGTCTGGAAGTTACCTCGCCCAGCAAACAACTCACCGTCCAATAATATGGAGGGCAGCTGGTTGAGCCACCAGTCCGGAGCGATGATAGGATTACCGTAACGGGACCAAAGGCCAGTAGCAATAGGCTTCAGGTTCTTCTTCAGTTCTCCAGTCTTCGGATGGAAGATGTTGGCCCAGGGCACTGACATTGTGTCGGCGCCTCGTGACATACCTCCATCCCAGAACGCACGAGTCCCGTCTAATTTCTCGCTGGCCCACCAAGCGGTGACGTCGTGTTTTTTCTCAAGGTCCAGCTTGTGGGCCTGCATCAAGAATTCGCGTCGTTCCATATTTGCTCCTAATACTCAGGGTTGGTGTTGGGGCCGGAAGGGTACTCAGGCTTTGGTCCATTATTGACAAGGGTCTGAAGGAATTCGATCCGCCATTTAAGTCCTTCTATAGTGTCATACAGTTTAGTGTTGTCCTCGATCTGCTCTTGCAACATCTCGGCGCCAAGCTTCACAGAACCCTTCAACAGGCAATTCTCGCCCCGCAGTTTCAGTACAACCTCGCGGGCCAACTCAATCCGGACACTCAGTCGTTTGTTCTCGTCCGACTGGTTCAAGATAGTGATACTCAGTGGCGACACTACGTCGCTACGTACGCCTTGCACAAAGTCGTTAGCCAAGTAACCGGCAAACACGATGTACCCAGTGATAATCAGCAATAAGAGGCCAATAGCCAAATTCTTCATTCGGATACTCCTGTTAAGGTGAGGTACTGAGTGTAGAGATCATCTCTACACTGCCTAATATATCGAGTCTCTACACTAAGAGACTTGCCCAGTTCCCTGTCTGATAAACCCCAATTCTCTGGGTCCAGAACACTAACAGCAATGTCACACTCTGCCCTGAGCCTGGCGATGGCTTCCAGGGCGTCATGTCTGTTCTGCTCACATTCCTCGACCTTATCCTCTTCGCTAGGCTCACGGATTGACTGACAATAGATAGGCTCGCCGTCTAGTTCTTTCAGTTTGTATTGCCATCGAACCGATGGCGCCGCCACACTTTGTAGTTTATTTAGCATCGATTCGATCCTGGTCCGGACCTTACGTGACGAGATCTTCAAGATGTCCCGTCCGGCCATGCTTTCCCGGGACAACTTGTTTACCAAGATGGTGTTGGCCAGCATGGCCTCCCCTACCATCTCGTCAATGTAGACTCGGCAGACCGGCCAATACCACAGGTACCTGCCAATCAGGTAGCGAGACATGGACCGTAGCGCCAGAATCAATTCATCTGCTGACTCTTCGTCCACAATCCTGGATTCCACCATCACAGATAGTTCTTCCAGGCTATGTTGCTCACACTCATCAAAGACAGGGTGCTTGAAATATAGTACATGGCGTTGTGACGCCGATAGGCTTATGAGGTTCATCGGGACACCTTAAAGTACGTGGTCGGGACAAAGGAGTATAAGTGCATATCCTGTACCATATAGGTACTATTCTGACCTCTAGGGTCAATAATTGTGCCTTTTATATTGGTTACAGCGTGGCCTGTGAGGTCATCCTTCATCAAGTAGCCCAGTATGAATCCTTTTGACATCATTACGTGGTCTAAAAACCTCGTATCAGGGTCTTCATAGATGTAACGAGGTGGGGCTTCGGGCTGCGGGACAACGCAAGGGGCATACTGGAAAGGCGTCGCCGCCCAACCCAGGTCCTCAAGCACCTCTAGCAACTCGTCTACGTGGAACCCAGCCCGGTACTCGGCAAAGTCTCCTTCATAAGGAAGATCTGAGCCGTCGTGGCCGATACGCTCGACAAGGTCTGCGACAGGCATATCGATAGCGTTAGCCACCGCTGTAGGCAGACATGACCATGTGTTGGGGTTGATACTGAGATTCATCTTACACCATTAAAGTAAAAGTTAAGACGCTGCTGCACATAGAACCAGCCCTGCGGGTCGGCCATTGTCAGCAGAGAGTAAAGGTTGTTCCAAGGACGGGGGACCAGGATAGACCGGCCACCCGCTCGCTCGAACTGGATGCAGTTGTCTTGGTTGTCGTCGATCAGCAGAGTGTCTGGTCGGGACAGGAGGAACTTGTCCCTTCCGAACATGTACTGACGGTGCATGTAACTAGGAAGGTTCTTCTTGATCCACACCAATTTACCTGCCAGGCTATCAGGTCCAAGCGTCGGAGTAGTAGCGATGCAGACGTTCTTCTCGCCCACTTGGCGAGAGAGGTAATCAATCATTAGGCTCAGATAATTCTCTGCCGGGATAGTCTCCCAGAAGTTGCGGTTCAACGCGTCCCAGAAGGTATTGGCACTGAACTCAGGGATGGACGCCTTACGCAACCAGTTGGCGGATTTGACAATGTCCCACGTCTGACACTCTTCAGGGTACTCCATGTAATCCAGCATCCCGTCGAAGGCTCCTACGTAATGAAGCGCATAGGAACTGAACTTGTTCATTACACCGTCCATGTCTACAAATACTGTCTTAATCATCTTTCCACTCCTGGTCGTAGTCTTCATAATTGTCCATGCCTTGGTTATCACGTATGTCTTGCATCAGTTCATCGACGGTAGGTATGTCATCGTAGCGAGGCTTCCAATACTCCCTCCAGTTCGGAGGCTCAAACAGTTTATCGTAGTCCTCGTTGCAGGTGATGATCCAGATGTGATCCCCGTGGGCTTCCCACACAGGCCACTTCTGGATCTGAGCCATTGTAAATTCATAGGCGCCAGGATTCTTCAGGTCAACCCAACGTTGGCCATGGTTCATGTGGGAAATGTAAATGTCCGGGATGCCCTTCTGCATCATGTTCCCGACCATCCGTTCGACATTCCAACTTCGCTCTTCCAGGAACTGGATGAAGTTTCGCTGGATTGTCCACTCAGGGCCATGTGCGGCTTTGATCTTAACTGGTTCCAAGGATTTCCTCCAAGTGTTCGAAGTAGGATACAGACACGTAATTGCCCTCAGAGGTCGTTATACATGGGCCGAAACGGTCTAAGGTATCCCGCCGCGATTCGGCCCACTCCTTAACCTCTTTGAGCAACCGCTCGTCAGTCTCCAGGCTGCTGATCCTGTCATGCAGTATTTTCTCTATAAAGTTCATTCTTTCTCCTTGAGGTTCTCAATATCGTAGCACTTGTTATTGTGGTCGATACATACGTCCAGGCAATTCTTAGAGCAGATCGGGTGAGACTTCGGACGGTGGTTCTTGACCCACTCGATTCGCTCTTCACGCATGTTGGGGCCGACCAGTCCGATGGGCTCGCCTTTCTCACGCATGTATATGACACAGGGGAAGTGGTAACGCCCACAGATCACGCTGTCATCAATAGGGATGTAGCACCTATCGGCGGCATGCTCACAATGCCCACGTACCGGCATACCAGATTTCATATTCTTGACGCGATAGTTCAGAATCGGGTGTGCCTCTAGAACGCTCTCAGGGATAGCCTGGACGCCTTTGACCATGTCGCCGTTCTGGGCAGCCGGAATGATACGAATGTCGGCTACGCCCAGGTCGTGAGCCATCTGGACAATCCCTGCCAGGTTGTCGGCATTGTCGTCAGTCAGCACTACGCCCACAGTGACGTAGGTGACCTTAGACAGTTCTCGGATACTGTTGCAGATACGCTCGAACATCTTGGTGGCCGCGCCACACATTTTCCCACACTCTGCCGCGCAGCACGCGTCAAAAGATATCGAAAAATCATTCGCGCCAAGTTCAACCAACTCAAGGTACTTCTTCAGAGGAAAGGAGCCATTCGTCGAGATGGCGATACGCTCCACTCCCCTGTTCTTACAGAAGTCCACCAGGGCAGGCAGATCTTGATGAAGCATCGGCTCCCCACCTGAGAAACGGACGTTCTTCAGCCCATCATTGCACCAGGTGTCCAGCGTAGAGATGGCCTGTCGGTACGTCATGTCGCCGAGACAGTCGTCCCGGAGACCCCGGCAGTACGGGCAATTGAAGTTGCACCGTTCTGTCAGGATCATCTCACACCGCCACATGGGCGACTTGGGGCCAAGGCCCTCGACACGTTCGTCACAGAGAGTATAGAAGCCAATGTCCTGGAGTCTCATACTTTCCTCACCAGCGTGTCAAGAATGAAAAAGAAACCACTCCAAGGGTTACCGTCAGCGTCCTTGCTTAGCCGCTCGATAGTGAACCGAACCGGGATAGGCATGTACTCGAAGATCTGCTGCTCTTTGGTAGTATCGATAGGAAGTTCACCTACTTCGATCGACTTCATCTTGTTGCAATAGGTCACCATGTCCCGAATCGCTGGCGCGACATAATACTCCAAGAAAGATTCAGGTATTAGGTCGATTGTGTCTGGCTCGGCGATTGCGAAGGCAAACATCAGTTTGTCAAGAGGGTCAAAGCGATCCCGATCGACCTTCTCGATATTGCAATAGAGCAACCTGACCATTGTGTCGCCGAGGTGGTTGAGGTGGTAGAAAGGTTTCATCGTTATTCCTTTTCGTAAAGATCTGATCTTGAGCTGCCCGGATGGCCGTGGTAAACCTGAAGGGCATCTTCCAGTGCTTCCCTAATCGTGAACCCATGCCCGCAATCCGCCCAGGTTACTGCTTTTCCGTAGACACCTTCAGGGTCAGATTTAGTGACCTTACACCAAAAGCCTTCCAGGTTCTTGAAATGTGGCCCGAACGAAATGTCCAGTTCTTGGGTAAGAAGGCCGTCTAATCTTGTTCTAAGTTTCATACTATCTCCTAGAGTTTGAAACTATCTGAAGGTGCGGGGTTTCCGCTACCCTCCTGGACGCTGATCGCGTTATCTAACGCTTCCTTCGTGGTGAAGCCGTGCCCACACTGATGCCAGAAACAGGTTTTGATTTTGTCGGCCCCTGGTTCGTAAGGTTGGATAAGGCACCAGTAACCTCTAAGGTCGCTAGAGTGCCGACCGAAGGACACTGAGTTGCCTTGGACGGAAAGGGACTTAGTTAGTTCAGACATTTTCATTTTTCAGATCTCCAAAAACACAAGGAAGGTAATCATCGTACAACTCATATAAGGTTAGGAAGATTCCCCTGATCTCCCACTGGGCTTTCGGGTTCAGCGCCCTCTCGCGGAATACATGTCGCCACATTCGCAGGTTCAAGGTCACCACAATCTCAGTTTTGCTTGCGTTTGGCAGAAGGTAACGTGCGTCCTCCGGCTTACCACCTGTGATAATGTCCATTTGATAAGCCTGGGAAGAACTTGCCACGCTATCCAACCACTCAGACCTACGTGTCTCAGGGATAAGAATCTTGCCTGGGTATAGGAACCAGTCATCGTACTCTCGGTCATACTCCCCAGGCTTCAGCCCCACCGAAGGCGGACAAATAAACTGGAAGCCTTTCTGATTGTAGTTCACATATCTCTGAGACTCTTGGCTGTAGGACGCCAGACGATGACGCACTATCTGATGACTACACGCCCGGCTGCACACAATCCTAGCACTAAGGCTGCAATGCTCCAACACAGACTCGTGATGGTTCCGGCAGATCATGCGGACGAACTTATCGGCCGACACCCCTGTTATAAGATCCTCGCTTTTGTAGCATACTCGTCCTGCTTGTTCCAATTGACTAGGAATCCGAAGCACCTCGTTCGTCGGTGTAAGATTCACAGCGCTAGGTTCAACAATCGTGATCATTCTGCTGCCTCGTAAGATTGTTCAAAGATATCCTTTCGGCATGGGTACAACTCCCCTGCGACGCCAATCATCAAGTAGTCACCTGACTTACCGTAGACTACGCCTTCCGGGGTCGTTACCTCAAACCCGCCTGGGATGTGCATCTGACAGGCGAGGACAATAATAGGTTTCTTCCTGACTTCCTTGAAGCCTTGACTATACTTAGTCATGTGGTCAACATTCCAAGGTTTCATTTGTTAGGTTCCACCATATAAAGGTACTCAAGTACGGCCTGATAACCAGCCGCCGTCGCCGGGAGTCCGTCGCTGTAGGCTAAGTCGATCTCTGCTTGCATAAACTCAATACACTCTTGCAAAGTCATTTGCCAAACCCCACTATACTACGAGCCTGTTCATGTCCTTTTGCCACCATCTCGCCATTGTCCAACGCCTTGTGCAAGGTGGGACCATGACCCGAAGTGTCCCAGTCCCCAGGATTGACGTTTTCGCAACACTCACATTCAGGCTCCACGTCTTCCAGGTAGACACAAGCAAAATAACCAGATAACCTCGTATAATGACGGCCTACGTTTACCGCGTAACCTTCACTAACCAGACGCACAACTTGTTCGCCGAAAGTTTCCATTTTAACCTCCATAGAGTTTACGATAAAGGTATGACTTCTCTTCCTGGCAGCGATCTAACTGAACTCTATACTTCTTGCAAGCGGACTGGGACTCGTCCGAGCGAAACATATGGTCTACCCTATCGGCGTCTGCCTTGTCGCGTTCTTTCCTCAAAACGGAGTTCGCTTCGCGAAGCTCGAAGGCCTCATGGTCTCCGTTTCGAGCACGTTCTTCCATGTCCGAAATGGTATGCTTGAGACTGGCGTTGTCGAGCGCCATATCACAATTCTCCAATCGCATGTCGCTGTTCTCTGAGGCCATGGCCGTAAACAGATCATCGTGTACCAGAGTTTTGGCACTGGCTTCAGCGTTAGTGGCCACCAACTCGTCGTTGGTCACTTCCAACTTATTAAACAGCTCGATTAGGTTGTCTGTAAAAGTCTGAAGGCTTTCACATTGCTCACGATAGTTGTTCGACAGGTCAATTAGGCCTGCCGCCGTGTTAGAGGCAACATCCGCCTCGTCCAGTATCTCCCAGATCCTGGAGCGGTCGGCTTTCTCCTGCTTGGCCATTCTTTGAATTTCAAACGCTTGATCGGCGTTCACGTTTTTCAGCTTGGCCTTATCGGCTTCAAGGCTTTCGATCTTGTCGCTGGCCTTGGCCATAAGGTCTGCCGTTTTAGGGTCGATTTTAGTCGAAAGACCTCTGATCTCCCATGTCTGATCCGCGTTCTCCTTTCGCAGCCTCGACACCCTAGTCTCAAGGACTTTGACCTTGTCGATGTTCTCGCAATCTTCATTCGCCCTTGCGCACACCAGGGCTTCGGCCTTGTTGGCCCGATAACTTAGATTTTCGATATCCCACTTATTCTCAACTACCCTGTCACGTAGGCCACTGTTCAAAGTCTCAAGATGCTCGATCGTGAGGTTAGCGCGCTCTAGTTCTTTTTGTTGGTTTTCATCGTATGTAGCAAAAAGATAGGTCATTGTAGCTCCTAAAGGTTAATAGTAAAGCTCCGTGGCCAGGACTCGAACCTGGGACATTTTGATTAACAGTCAAACACTCTACCGACTGAGTTACCACGGAGTGGTCTCAGTTGGCTTTCCTCACACGAGGATATAGCACATACACAGACCCATCAGGGCTTGAGACACGGATTGTGACTCGCTCAGGCCAAGGCTCTGACACCTTAGTGATAGGCGAGTCAATGTAAGGATTGTACACGGTCTCAGAACCATCCGGGTTCCTTACGCGTCGGGCAGGTTTGATACCTAGCGACTCGTAATCAGCCGGAGCGACCTCACGGTAGTTCTTGTACGCTTTGCCTGCCGCCGAGCCTTCGGTTACTATAACCTGCTTGCGAGGCGTGTGTCGTCGACCCCATTCTGCCGACGTCTCTCGGCCTTCAGAGCGAGCATAGTACGAGTAAGCGTGATAAGGAACGGTGAAACAAGCAGCGGACGCCGACGAGGCGAGCAGCAAAACGATAGCAACGATTTTCATAAGTTTTCTCTCCTGTATTAAAATGAACCGCCAGTCCTGCCGCGCTCCCATATCCATTGGCTGCTGTAGCCCTCGACCTTGGGCGTCGGGAGCGCGGTAACAGTCGGCAAGGGGGCGAACTGCCTGACCCTCTTACCATCTTTATGCGAATACCAGCCGGCATGAAGATTGCCAAAGCCAGTACGAATCTTAGTTTCTCCATTCTCTCCTTACTTACATTATACCACACTTCTGGGGGTTGTCAAATCGAACTGGTCAAATCGTTGATCTCGTCCTTCATCTCCGCGATTTCTTCCCTTGCATTAGAATAGTCGGCATTCAGAGAATCAATCTCGTCTTTAGCGTCTTCTAACTGACTCTCCAGGTCGTCCCTCTCTGCTTGTAGGTCATCTGCAAGGGCCTCAAGGGCACTGATAGCATCACCAATATCATGTACTTGGTACATCATGTCTTCACCTTCACCTTCACCTTCAAGATGCCTGCGAAGGGCGAACACTCTTTGAGGTACGGGAATGACTCATAATCTGTGAGTTCCTTATCAGTGTAAGGGGTGAGTTCATCAGGCTCATTGATACCAACGATTCCGTCGAAGCAGCGGAGATAGAGGTCCCCATCTTCGTCAGTAAACATTTCGTTCACACCGAAATCGTTCGCAGGCTGAACTTTTGTCTTCTCTTTGATCTTAATATTCAACATTGTAGACTCCAGGTTAGGTTAGGCTTGAACAGGTACATCGACGTCTTTGATACCACACAGTGCGTCTAGGTGGTCCTCACGGGTTTCGTTGATTACTTTTCCATACTTAGTCTCCTTGTCCTTCTGCGTACGCAGCGCGATAAGTTGCTGGTCGGTCAGACCTTCTAACCACTTATACGTCGTCATCGTCATCTCCCTTTTCTTCCCAATCAGTAGAAGACAACTCCAGGCTGGGAAGGTCAGCCTCAGGGTCATCACGATCGTCAATTACCATATCAGGTTGGATGTGGATGCGGCGATCATCGTCGTCCTTGAAGGAATCGTCTCCCCACGATGCCAGCCCAGTGTCCCACTTCAGGGCTATCAGAGGCACCTTGTCCCTGTAACTCTCGACGCTCGCCCTGACCACCTTGGCCAGTTCGTCGGTGACACTGGGGTCGGCTACCACATTCACTTCGTCATGCACCTGGAACGGCGCCACCACCCAGTCTGACACTCCCCAAGGCTGCAGCGTCCACACAGCGACCTGCAAGGCCTTAGTGATCATCGCTCCAGGGCTCTGGATCAGGTGGTTATTCGCTGCCCGTACGTTGGCGGCCTGTAACTGGAAGGCGGCCCCATAGATTGCGGACGATGATGCGCCCGACAATGTCTGGGTTCGATCCCTACGGTTACATGTCCATTCAACGAACTCTCCTGTTACACTATCCTTGTGACCTAGTTTCCAGTCTTTTGGCGGCGCTTGGCCCAGTTCAAACAGTATCTTGCATATTGTGTTCTCTAGGACGAAGTATCGCCGGAAGCCCAGGAAGGTCTCACAGTAGTCCTTAGGGTCGTTCCAGAGTATCTTGGTCCCTATGCCCCCGGTTTGCTCCATCGCCCCGAAGAGTTTCTGGTTTAGTTCGCGGGCTTCCCTGATACCAGGATACCTGGTCTGGAAGCCGTCGAACGCCGCCACAGCAATCTTCATTTTGATCGAAAGCTTCTTGTTGATTGTAGTCTCGTCGCCTCCGTACAGCATGGCAAACACGGCTTGCTTGCCTCTGGTGTACATGTCGATTATGCTACCATCCGCATGAGCCTTACTTGCCAGGACTTGCTCAAAGGTCTTGTCCGGATACAACTGCTGAGCCATGACCGTGTGAATGGACAGTCCACTCAGCAAGTCCTTGCGCAGCCTCTCGTCGCCGAACACAGCATCCGCCAGCGTCACCTCGAACGAGTCGAAGTCCCCGCCGCACAGAACCATACCAGGCCAAGAGAGTGTAAAGGCCTGCCGAACTTCGGCGGACTTCTTAATGCCTTGAGCGTTGAGACCATCACCACCAGACATACGACTTGATAGAGTCCCGATGACATTCAGACTTACATGGAACCTACCAGCAATCAACAGCTTACGATGTTGGTCTACTTCCTTCACAGCGGCCTTGATCTTCAGAATCTCACTAGCGCGTCGGCTAGCCTCAGTAGGCCCCGGCTTCATCCAGCCGAGGTTATCGCATCTTACACAGCCTTCGCCGAAGCACTTTATGCACTGCTCTGTCTCTTCATCTTCTAGGTACTCTTCAATCACCATACGCGAGGCGATCTTCTCCAGATTAGCTTTCTTCGTGCTCTTGTCAAGCAGGATACATTCGGTCTCGTCCATTGACTCTCGGATGTAGGCCCGAACATCCGTAGGTTTATTTACGTTAATGGGAGAGGATGCGAGCAACGCTTCGGATTTTGCAAGTAATTCGGTAGTCTTTGCAGTGTCAATTTCAAACCCATGCCATCTGACTGCTGCGACCATGGCGGCGAGGACGGAATCATTGTCGTTCGCTTCAGGATATCCGAAGTATTCGTCGAGTAGTCTTGTGTACGTAACATCATCCCTGGCATATCGTCGGGCTTCTTCATTCGTGCTCCAGTGTTTGATATCAGTATGAATATGATGGGGCCAACAGTAACCTAACAACTTTCCACGTTTGTCTTTGATCATCCATTCATCGTTACCACATGAAAGGGCATATGGAGCCCACTTCAATTCTGCAAACTTGTCCTTACGGTCAGCCCAAACTTCCTTAAACGAATGGAACTCAGGCTCTAAGCCTAGGCAATGCTTCGCCAGACTCTTCAGTCCTTTGTTAGGTTTGAACTTTAGCACGACGTCTTTGAACTCAGTTGATACTTCGCCTTTGTGCGTTTTATGCTCATACACGCCCCAGCGAGCATGTAGGATCGGGTCCAATTCCATCGTAGACTCTAACTCGTCGCGCACGTACTCAGCCAGATGGAGCGGGATCTTCTTCACTCTAACATCGTGACGACTCATTAAAGTCTGATGCTTACCTTGTCTCGAATGGAGCATGAGATCCATAACGCCTTTAGGCTTCAAGCACGGGCCGTCACGACCTGCCTTCTCCGCTATCGCCACTTCCATTACTGGAAGATTAGCAGGGAGTTCGTTCTTGTCTAAAAGCCGGAATGTGGTGTAAATCTTACAGTAGTGAAAATGATCGAAAGCGAGGTTGAAGCCAACGAGAGTGTGGTCCATCATACTCTCAAGCAACTCTAAACTCTCGCGGGCCGGACGTGTCCAAGGCTCAAACAGATGTATCTCTCCATCGTCATAAGCATACTGAATCAATACCGCCATGCCGGCGAACCCACAACTCTCAACGTCGGCGTATACGCAATCAGTTCTCATACCAATTTCTCCCTGGTCAGATAAGGCGCCACATCAGGCCTTAGGTGTCCTTTCTTGTCAACCTTAACCCAGAAACGTTCTTGCTCAGTCATTCTTGTTCCAGTTTGTATTCCCGAACATCCAAATCCTTGCCAGGGTCTATCAGACTCAATTCGTCGACCGCGTTCCACGCCAATTCTTCAGTGGCATGGAGGCTCACCAATTCATCTAACTCGGCGTGAAGAGACAACAGTGCCCAAACTAACATACTACTCTCTCTCTCTCTCTCTCTCTCCAGTGCAAATGGTGTGCCAAAAAGTAAAAAACCCAGGAAGCCTGGCGCCTGGCTTCCTGGGATTATCGGACAAACACGCTTCTTCACGTCCACGCCCTTGTCGTCACTTAACTTTCATCCGCTGCGAGATACGTACCGTAAATGTCACCCTCTTTTTCCAGGCTCACGGCATGGTTCCATGAGGTGACCTTGAGACAGATCACATCCTGGGCCATCTTGTACTTCCAGAACACGGTCAACCCTGGATACATTGCCTTCCCGTCCATTGTTTTAGGTGTGACCTTTAACAAGGGAATCGACTCGCCAAGATACTGCTTGGTCTCAGCCATAAGGTCGACGGCCTCCTCGATCCATTCCACCTGGTCTGTCAGTTTTTTAGCTACTTTAGTCAGAAGGATCTTAGATGTGGCCAATTCCCCCTCGACCTCGGCCAACTTCCCACTTCCGTACCTATACCCCTTGGTGTAGCCCTTCATGTACCTGTCAATATGCTCTGTCATAGTCCTGTACTCCCAATTCCGCCCGATCCACGGACTGAGTCTTGCAACTCGTCCACAATGTTTACAGGAAGCGACAAGGCGTGCATAAACACCACCTGTGCTATCCTGTTGCCTGCCTGGAACGATCGCGACACTGTGCCCATGTTCCGAAGTAGGACTTTCCACTCGCCTCGGTAATCATTATCCATCACCCCAGCCGAGGTTACAATATCTGACTTCCAGGCCATGCTCGACCGGTCCAGGATCTTGCCATAAACGCCGTAAGGCATCTCAGTAGAAAAACCCAGACCTACCATCACCTGCTCGTCAGGATCGATTACTATATCATAATAGGTGGTCAGATCATACCCCGCCGCTCCAAAGCTGCTTCGTTCAGGCGGCTTTGCACTAGGATTGAGCAATACCACACGTAATCCAGAGAAATCGACCATTCCGGTCTCCTTATGTTAATTTTGGACCTCGTAATCTTCGATCCAAAGTGTTCCAAATGAGGTCTTTGAAGGTAAAGTTTGAAAGAAGGCGAAGGCTGAATCTTCAGAGGCAAAGATGCCTTTTAGATCATAGTAGTCCTCACCTTGCCGAAAAACGAGCCATACTACGTCCATTCCGGTCTCCTATTCTATTATACCATGTTTTTTTAACATAGCAAGTGAAAGTCCAAAGAAAACTTCGTTGCTTACTTCTCCCATGCACCACCTCATGGCCTCCCAGCCTGAAGGGGACTTGCCGAGAGCCTCAAGAACCTTGACGGCCTTCAGAATCTCGCGCTTCCCCCTTACTCTAGTCCGCAGCTTCAGTTCCCGGGCCACCGACTTGGTGCTGCGTCCGATGGCGTGAGCCGCCTTCAGACGCTCCACAATGTCCCACCGGTGGTCAGGGTGGGAAACTATCAGTAGTGAGACGTCCAGGGCTGTAAGGGCCTTAGAGTCAATCTCACGCTGTATTCGTTCCTCCAGTTTCCGGATGGACAGCCGTTCGTTTACCCACTTCCTGCTCCTGCCCAACTCCGCTGCCACATGCCCGGCGTCAGGCTCCTTTCCATATATCTTTAGAATGCTCCGCATCTCCTGAGAAGGAGTCATATCCTTTCTGTCTAGGTTTTCTCTGAAGTTGGCCCGCTGCGCGCCGAGGTCATCAATCTCGATAACCCCACATGTCACCTCGTCCCAACCCAAGAGTGTCACAGCAATGAACCGCCTATGCCCGGCAACGATATGCCAGGGCTGCGGGCCGACTGTGTTCACTCTGATCACCAAGGGCTGCAACAGTCCTTCCTTCTCGATCGATGCGGCCAAGTCTCGGCATGACTCAGGGTCAATGACCCCTCTACAATTGAACTCCTGGTCGTATCGAAGATCCTCCAGTTTTACTTTCAAGGTAGCCATACCTCCCCATTAAAGAGGTTATTGCAGTGCCCGATCTTAGCATCAAGCAGATAATATTCTACCTCGCCTGCCTTCAAGATTCGCATCCCTTCCTCGTTCGGTTCACGCCATCGCTCAGGGGTTTTATCCAAAGCCTGCTTGTGCGCCACGACCAGTACGATCCCTGACATGACAATAGCCCGAGCACACTCTCCACAGCAAGCCCACGGGCAGTACATTATTGCCCCATTAGTATTGACACCGCTCTTGGCGGCTTTGTAAATCACGTTCCGTTCGGCGTGCTCAATGTATTTGAGTTTCTCAGTTCGATCCTCAAGCAACTCAGCGCACTTCAACCCCGGAGGGAAACGATTAGTTCCATATACAGCTATCGAGCCCCCGGAGATTATCAAAGCACCGTTCCTAGTGCTTAGATCATCGCTGTGATCATGGGCAAACAGGTAGGCCTCACGAATAAGCCTTATAGAGCCGATAGGTATTGAGGTCATTCTTTACTCCACTTGTCAAGTTGATCCTTATAAACATGATATCTGTCCAAGGAAGTATAAAGGAACTCCCCGGACTCATAGGACACGAAGACACCCATCGCCCCAAGGTCGTCGTCATGCTTAATGTCAATCAAGCGATAACACTTGTTGTCCCAACTACGTACGTCTAAACTAATCCCCACAATAACCTCCTTTATTCTTTGTACAAAAGAACACGAATCTTACCGATAGGACTTTCGGACAGTCGACCTTCGTGGTCCATCAGTATGGCATAGCTCCAAGCCCCGCTGCTAGTGAACGCGACAAGATCGTAGAACTTGCCTGTGCCTTTGCCGTCCTCCTCGACAGTCACTCGCAACATGCCCTCGTTCACTGAGTCCCTGACCTTAGGCTCAGGCCCTACCTGTTCACAGGTCACGCTAATTTGTTTGTCAGTCACCACACGATCCTCCTTTAGTAATGTCACAGATGTCAGTTGCTTCTTCTACAAGTTCCTTGCCAGAATGCTTCATCGCTTCCTTGTACGCTACAGGTGTCAAGGGCTGCCCGTCGCGGGCCCCGTCAGGGTAGACTGTGATTCCCCTCAGTTTCGGTAGATGCTTCATCAGCATGGTACCAAAAGGCCTGACGGTGCTCTCGTTGTTCTGCTCCGACCCCCAGTGGGGAAGATTCACTGTACTGCTAATGCCATGGTCGACTGCTTGCTGCATCCAAGATTGGAACTCTACCCGACGCTCAACATCAACAGACAGGTCATAGGCGTCCTCAATCATTGCAAGGTCGATGCCTCCAGCGATAAGCCTGGCCGCTGTCGGGTCAACGACGTACTGGTAGTGCCAAGTGTTATGCTTCAAATAACGTCGTTTATAAGCGACACAGAAGATTGGCTCAATACCACTGGTCGTTTCTGCAACGATGGATGTAGTTCCTGTTGGCGCAATCGCTCGCGTCTTAACGGGTCGGCTGACCCCAAGTTCATCCGCCCACTCGTGAGCAAACTTAGTTGACTTCTGGTAAACTTCGAGCCATTTCCAAAGTTCATGGTCTGGAGCGTATGGTTTACCTCTCTTGAGTAGCCATTCGTGAACTCCCATGAGGCCCAGGCCGAGTCGTCGGTTCTTTGTACGTGTCCGGTCGATTGCGGAGTATGGGACGTCGGAATAGAGGCTACCGGCGAGCAGATAGATCGTTCCCATTTCGACAAGACTCTCGAACTCATCAAGCGAATCGACCCTGGCAAGATTGATGGACCCGAGATTGCAAATGTCATCGGTATCCTTACTTGATACTTCAGTGCAGTTGGCAATTATCACCCCCTCTGCGCAAAATGAATGTTCAGGAACTTTCACATCACAACAATAAACATCTGCCGGAGAACCTTCGACAACTTCCAACACTTTCACAGGACTAGGGCGGTAAGGCACATAGTCTTCACACCTTAATTGAAGCCTCTTTGTAGGTATTAGACGTAGAAAGTTTTGGACACTCTCGGCCCTGATGCTTAGGTTGCTGCAATCTGCCCCTCCAAACCCAGATTTGATTCCTCCAGAAATGGTCGATAAGATACCAAATCTAAATAGTTCGCCTTGAACATCCCCCAAGAAACCCTCGTCGCTTTGGCTCAATCTTACTCGTTGACCTTCCTCTTGATAACTGCCATCAGCGTCAAACATGCCAGCCAACCATGATGCAGACTCTTCAAGAGTCATACTAGGTACCATGGATTTGACAAATCCTTGAAAGATTCCCGCCTTGAAGTACGTCCTTGTATAACCCCCCGGCGTGTCCATGTTAATAGAGGTCATCATTGAACAATCCATGAAATCTAAGCAATGCTTCTTCTCAGAGGTGCATAGCGTTAGTTCACCTCCACCATATTTATTGATTGAACCATCGCCAAACACGAAGCCATTAGTGTACCATCGAGAAGAAAACTTTTGAGGGCTTACCAATGGCAAGGACCAACGTAAATCATCTCCAGGCTTCAGATTTGAGGCGGCCGTGCGGCGAATCTCTTTCAGTCCCCGTTCCTTCCCATGTCCTTCGTACACTTCTAATAGGAATTCATGTGATGGGTCGCAAGTGATACTACCTAATGAGAACATCACTGTGACTGTCGGAACATTCTCACCTGTCTGCTTAAACACCGTAGGTGCCCATTGTTCCCCTGTCCACACTGTTATTGGTTTATCTACGACGTCGCCTACACACACATGTCCATCAGGAGTAAGAACTTTAGTGCCCCCGACCACAGGTGCATTACGATAAATCTCCAGTGAATCTCTTCCAAGGTTAATCGAGAACCCAGGCTCCCCTGTCTTCAGCATCTGGCGTATAGTCTCCCAGTACACGGACTGTGCCAGCGTATGCTTAGGATGTTCGTCGTCATGGTAGGCCTTGAAGAACTCGTCATTCAACCCGACCGATATATTCGTACAGTCCAAGGTGGCTGGGAAGTTGAAGTCCTTGGCCTTCAATTCACGCACACCTTGAGGCCAGTCCTTGATGTGAATGAACTTCATAATGTCAGGGTGGTCCCATCGGAGACCTGCCCAGATGGCTGAACGTCGACTCCCTCCTTGCATGATCCCTCGACCGCATTCGTTCAGCATCTGCATCAGCGCAATAGGCCCCGTTGCAAACCCGCCTGTTCGTCGAATCTTGGCGCCTTCGCCACGAATGTCACTGTACTCTACTCCGATTCCAGCCCCGGTCATCAGAGCCATGCTCGACTTATGCAACAGGTCAGACCACCCCTCGCGTGAGTCATGGACTCCGAGCAAGACGCAGTTCTGCACCTGGTGATAAGATCTTCCCGACGCGTACAAGTAGCGACCGGCTGGAACAAACTTCCTTTCGGTAATGGTTTTGCAGATATCTTGAGAGAGACCATCACGCATCGTGTAACCAATAGCCTTCATTGGGTGCTTGGTCGCGCGGTACGCAATGTTACCCCATCCTTCTGGCCCATCCGCCAACTGATGGGAATACTTCTGGTGCATGATAGTCCGCGCAAAGTCGGACATAGGTACATCCTTAATCATCTACTTCTCAATCCTTGTAATAGGTGATCCGTACTATTTCGCCCTCTGTGACCGTGACACATTCAGGAAAACTCAACTCAGTGTAGCGGTCACTGACAGCGACCACTTCTACTTTGAACACTTTCCTGCACACGTCCGATCGGGTACAATAAATTCTTATCTCGGCTTTCATTTGATCAGCCTAACTGCGCACGCAAATAAACCGAGAACCACAGCGGCAAGGATGACGCACCCGATATAAAGAAGGGGCTGCAAACAGAGTTCAATTTCGCTCATAAATACCTCAGAAAAGTAATGCCCCGGCTGTAAATGCGAGGGACGCTATAGCGAACACCAGCAATAATGCCAGCACAATGTAAAATTTGATGACGATTGATATAGTATCTTCGACGCTCATTGCAGTTTCCTCTCGATCACACGGATGCTGTCGCCCTCATTAGAATAGCAACAATAGTATACCCAGCCTTCCTTTTCCATTGGATCGGTCAATTCTTCGGTTGTGCCCTCCCCGCGCCCATAACGCTCAATCATCTCTCCGGCCTCTTTCTTAGCATAGACGAGGGCGTCCTTCTTAAAGAAGAACGGGGTTACCTCGACGTCCGCGTGCCGATCCTCCCAAACAACAATGTAAATCATCACTGCTCCCTTGAATCGAAGAACTCGGACAGCATTCCACCGAATGTGAAACACCCCAGCAGTAAAAGTGGCAAAAGGAAAAAGCCGACCCAAAAAGAAACTCCAAACATTAAATGCTCCAATCATTGTATTTCACTAACGCGACAATCAAACAGGACACACAAACCACCCATGTACATTCAAGAACAGGCCACCCCATTCACGTACTCGGGTTCGGATTTCCTGTGAGAGCCAAGGTGCATGTCGAGTGTCATCTGTGCATATGGAGAGAAGATATCATCCACATGAATCATGTTGAGGCGAAAACCCTCACGTTCAGAAAAATAACGTATCAGTTTCCTATCGAAAGAGTCCTCAGGTATCAACAGGACACAATCACCTTCAGGTTTAAGTATCATTTCGCCACCCTATACAAGAGAAAGATAATTGCCATACCGATAAAAATACACACTAGAGTAGTAGTCATACTTTCTCCTTGTGTGCTAGGACAACGACCAAGCCGATCAGCACCATGCCGACCAAAACCAGGATGAACGTGCTTGGCTCTGGTACGCACAGTACACTCCAAGCTGACACATGGCTCACGCCCTTCCATCCCAGCATCTCCGTGCTCCAAGCCCCGCTGCTAGTGAACGATGAAGCCAGGAAGTGACGCTTGCTAAACTCAATAGTCTCACATGGGTCGCGCACGCAGAAGGCTGCCCACTCATTACCGGCCTTAATGGTGATTAAGTTGACCTGGCCCGGGTAGTACCAGCCACCGGTCACCCAACCGTCTGGCGTGAACAAACTGCCCCCTACTGCGAAATCGTTGTCAACGCCAGGGACCTCGGTGCTACCCAGAAGAGTTGCGTCAATCCCCAGTAGGGTGTCCACGATACCCGGCAGATCGTTCCCGGGGAACGTTCCGAGGTAGGTGTCTGCCCGCACTAATTGGGTAGGCATAACTAGTATCAATAGCGCCAGTGTCAATTTCTTAACCATCATGCGTCCTCTCGCCTCCCCAAGCCATGCCGAGGAAAGCAAGGGCCACCACCAGCAGTACGATGGTTGTTGGCTCAGGGGCTTGCATGAAGATCTGGTCCTGTCGATGGCCATCGCCCTGGAACAAGTTCAAGACACGGACCCGACCAATCCCAGTAGGGTTTGCGTTCACCGCTTGCAGGTGGAAAGCGGCCCCAAGTGTGAGATCAGATACCTCGTCCTCGATATACCAGATAGCGTTCTGCAAAGCCCTCGCTGACGCGCCTCGCCCAGAACCGTAGTCATAACCGATCAGTGTCCCTTCGACGAAGCTTTGGTACAACCAGGCTGTCAGAGGACTAAGCGGGTCGAAGCCCCCTGTAGCCCCTCCTACGCCGCCTAGCACGGCACCAGTATTTACCTCGAAACGATAGGTTCCGCCGATAGACACATTCTCGTTATGCTCCAGGCAGAAAGATTGAAAAGACACGCCGTCAAGGGCAGGGACACCACCCACAAAGTCCAGGTCATCGGTGCTCAACTTGAACTCACCTCCATCTCCAGCGAAGGTCCCTTGCACGCGTGTCAAGGATAATTCCCCAGCATGGCAGAAAGCAGTGAACAAGGCCGCGATGGCAACAACAGTCAGCAGTGCCTTGAAAATCTTCATCTTCATCTTAATATCCAATTTCTTCTAGGTAAGTAAGGAACATCATGTCAAGCACCTTAAACTCGCTCAACTTTCTTTCGTCCGGCACGTCAGGGTTAGGGTCTCTTACTACAGACCCATCCCAAAACACGTAGTGTGTCCAATCCTTTCTTGTCTCCGAGTGTACTGTAACAATGGCAGGAAGTGACATTTCGACTACTAAGGTAAAGGAGTCGTCAGGCTCAAGTAGAGACAGATCTTCATCAGAGTTTTCCTGAGTTATCAGTATACCTGAATAGATTCCATGGTTACCGAGGTAAGTCAATATGGACCGAGTCTTGATAAAATGTTTCTTCTCCTTCTGGCTCCATTGAAAAGGCAGGCAACGCAGCGCGTATGCCAACTCTTCCCCTGTCGCCATGGCTGCCACGGCGGCGCCACAGAACATAGAGTCTTTGGGTTGCTTCACGGTCGAGAAACTTTCAGGCATTAACATTACGTCGATACCTCTGGACGCCGGATCAACGGGATCTCTTTCGTTTCCCCGTCAATAATAACACAGTTGAAATGAGTCTCACAGTCGCTACGATCTCCCATCGTCCGTAAGAGTTCCTTCTTCTCTTTTGGAGAGAGGAACTTAGGTCGGAAGGAAAAGGCTTGTACTTCCTCCGGGGCAAACCCGGCTTCCTCAGTGTGCTCCCACAGTTTTAACGTTCGCAGGAGCACACTCTGCTCGTTATGGAGTTTCACTACTTTGTCTGTCATACTTTGCATTTCAGAATCCGAACGCCAGGTCCAAGAGGGCCCGCACACAATATGCAAAGCCCCAGAAACAGAAGAAACCTAACACGAAGAAGGTCCACAACTTCAAGCAGTCTTTCATGTCTTCGCTCCGCACACAAGATTGCGAATCAGGTTGAGGCCAAATGCCATGAGACTGAACTGCCACCACAGGATAGCCGGAAGAGTCGGCCAAATAGCTAGAACAGAGTAAGTGTAAATCAGGGACAAGACTGCACCAATCGCTGCCAGGATTCCGACAAAAAGAATAAGGTAAGCAAAGATGCCACAGATGGCGACGCAACAAAGAGCAATGCCCTTCATAATCAACCTCCTAAAAGAACTGAACTCCGGTAAACTAGTACAAACAGTACATACACGCTGGTCACATGCCAACGTGATTGAAGCATACCATGCTTCCTGACTTCTAACACATTCACGGTTTTACGAATCATTGTTTCTCCCTTCTACCTACAGTATATCACACTTTCGGTAGATGTCAAGTCAACTTTTCCATTTGAAACGAGGGTCGAAACAGAATACGGATGCAGCGCCCACAATTATGATAGGCACAGGGAGTGACTTCGCATTTCAATCCGTAGACAATGCAGAAACAGTCCAGACCTGTCACACCGTAAGGCTCACTGACAAAACATTCCTCTCCGTCAACGATTGTTGTGCCCCAGTGGTCGATCCAATAAGAGCCAAAGCTGTGATCGTTCACCGGATTAGGGAACATATGTTTGTAACTTGAAGTGGCTGCGCGTTGGATAGCCCACTCGTCAAGTGTCTCAGCAACAGGGTTACTGAAAACAATATCTTGAAACCACTTAGGAATCTCGTGCAAAGTCACTTCGGACGCTTCTTGTGTCATAATACTCATAGCTTCTCCAAGGTACTAAGTGAAAGACGGCGGGGTTTACGCGCCCCGCCATCTACAGTATATCACACTTTCGGTAGATGTCAAATCGAAATGGAGAAAGTTTTCTACCACAAGTCGAAGTATCTGTGTCAATAAACACACCCGGCACGTACGTCAGAGCCTCGGCCACTGCGTACGAGCCATCAGGGTTGCGTTGTTGTGTAGTCACTTGGACTACACACCCGCCAGTTACTTGCATTGCCTTCGTGCTCTTCATCCAGCCTTCCTTCTCGCTGGACGCCTTACACAGAAGCTGGAACATGTCACCGTCCCCGAATACCTTTACGTCTGGGACGTTCTCTTTTGTCCCTGAGATATCGTTGTTACCTAGTGTCTTCATCTTGTCTACTCCTAGTATACCACACTTTTGTTCCAAGTCAAATGGATTGCTCCAAAAGCACGGAAATAATCAAGGCCAGAAACATACAGGACCAAACCGTGGCCATCAGCATGACACGTCATCCATCATGTCGATCTTGTACCGCTTCGGACCCTTCTTCTCGTAGGGGCAACGCAGCTTGACAGGTAGCCGCCAGGTGATGCCATACTTCTTGTTGACGCCGTGAAGGAGTTGGGAGGGCTCTGTGTAGCCCGTCAACGCGTTGAAGGCGAAGGCATCCGTAGCAGGCCATGCTCCATTGATAAGCATCTCACCGTTAAGCTCGGTCGTGCTACCAGGGCGATGGAAGTGACCGCAGCAATGGTACCGAACCGGGACGCCCTTCTGGACAGTGTTCAGGGCAAGGATCTTGTACCGACGCTTCTCCAGGCCATACCAGGGCACGCCCAGGCTGGAACGGATATCATCACCATGAAAGATGTGGAACCCGACACCGTCAATGTCCACGTTCACTGAGTAACTGTTCGGGATCACGAAGGTTACATTCTCCATGTCCGCACAGTACATCTCCGCTGTCTTGGCGATCAAATAGTCCCAGTTGTCATGCGCTCCATGGTAGTCCTTCTTCATGCTGCGACGCCCGTGGTTGCCCGGGACGTAGATGATGTTGACCTGATCGAAATACGGGGCCAGGTCGCGGAACATCAGACTGTGCAACTGACCGATCGCCAGGCTGTTCTTGAAGGCGTTCCGGAAATAGGACCGGCTGGTGTGGCCATGGATCTCACCTGACGTATGGTCGCCATAGGCCAGGACAGTGAGCGACTGGAACCGGTACTGAGGCGCCAGCGTCCGCTGAGTCCACTTCAGGATCGTGTCCACGTATCGCTCAGCCCTACACATGCTGATCGGGAAGTCATAGGTCTCCAGCCCACCTGTGTCCGAAGGCGTCACAATCTGGTCATGGTGGCCATCTGACAGGTGCATGACCAAATGCTCATTGATCTGGTCACCGCCTGTGTAAACAGGCCTGGCGTCCGGCAATGCCAACATAGGCTGTACCCGTCGATCCATCTCGTCCACGATGGCAGAGAACAGACCTTGAGTCTTGGCCGCCGACTTCAACTTACGCCTTGAGTCGTTGCGCTCTTCACGGAGATGCTCAATCTCGCCACGCATCTTCAAGAACTCAGTGTCCTCAATCATTTCAGGCGTAGGGACGTCCTTGTGAACTCGCCCCGTAGCAATGTCAGAGATGACTGACCGGCTGATCTCAAATTTCTCGCCAATCTCTGCCTGGGTCAAGCGCTTCTCCGACAGCATTGTCTTAATGTCGACCACTTGATCCTTATTTAGCTTCGTCATTCAACTCTCCAATTAGAACAGGGTTACCGCGCTCAGTTGTATCAGCAATCATGTACTCGACAGCCTTCAGGAAGTTCCCATCAGGCGGCGAGAACATTATCTTCTTTAGATCAAGTCCTTCTAGTTCAATACGGTGCTCAGACCGATATGTTTCATTATCAATCATCTCGATGCAGATATCGACAAACTTCTCCGCGTCCTTGGTTGTCAACTCCGGCATACCTATCTGACGAAGCAAATGTGATGCCGCTTTATTGTAGAACCGGTCTCCTTCCAGAGTCACAACAGGTAGTCCAAGGTAGAAAGCCTCGACGATAGTGTTGTAACCCCCGAAGGGGAAAGAGTTTACAGCGAAATCACCCTTCTCTGACCTTTCCATATATTCTGCATAATGCAAGCTATGATGAATGACAGAGTTAGGAAGTAGTTGCGAAATCACCTCACTGAAGGGCACAAAGCCCCCATACCTGTTTATAGCAGGTGAAGGGTAGAAATGCCACTCATGCTCAGTAGTAGCCCGCCGACTGATCTCGCGAAGAACTTCAAGCATCATCACGTTGTACTTATCGGGGCCCCACACGCAGTTGATCTCGACCGGGGACTTCTCCACCCAATTGTTCTTTTTCTCATAGGAGGGCCACGCAGGGTGCTGAGCCAAGCCTGGCAGAAGAATCATCTGCTCCGAGTATTGGTCTCCACAGTCCTTTTCGACATCCCCACCTACAAAGTAGTCAATGCAATTGTTGTGGCCCGTCGTGGCCGGGTGACCATACCCAACGGCCTGTACTGGAGCAAGACGGCAATTCGAGAGCCAGATGGATTCCTCAAGCATCCCAATGTCAGGGAAGTAGGCCAACTGGAAATCGTTGTCCTTCACCTCAGGAGGAAAGGCCAGGTTCCCATCTTTGAACTTCACATTGCAGACATTATCAAATCCATCTATCATCAGGTCCTCAGGTACGTGTTCGCCCAGGTGAATTAAGGTGAGTTTGTACTTGCCTTTCAGTTCTTCGACCAAAGGAGATGCCGACTTGTATACAGCATGATTACGGTGCCACTTACCAGAGATTATCGCGATGCTCTTGGGATCAGGTTTGTTGTTAATCTTCACGTTGAGCACTTTGGAGCACGCCTTGTTGATCCGGCTCTTCACTTCCAGGTCGAGTTTAGGCGCGAAGTAAGTGGTGGTAAAGTACAACGCGGAGATCTGAGGACAAGGTGGCGCCCATCGGTCATCCATGTTCTCCAAATGGTGGAGGTAGGAATAGTGTAGGAATCGAGTAGGGTTACTGGTACCCAATACGAAAGAGTTGAACCAGATGGAAGCCATCTCGGGATTCACGTCAAACAACTTCGATTGCTCGATCTCGACCTCGCAACGCGCGTTCAATAGGAACAACAGGCGTTGGTAGTTATTCTGCTGACGAAGGACGTGCTTCACAACAGGAGTGGTTACATGGTAGTTTGAGGTGGCCACCAGGTTGGAAAAGACATGACCCATAGAGATCAGCATCTTGGCATCCATATCGGCGAACTTGATGTCCCCAGTCATCACGATGAAAACCATCATCACAAAGTCATCAATGTTCCTCCGGTCCTGTGAACTGTATGTTGTATACGAATTACGTTCAAAGAAGATAAGAATCGAGATGATCGCCTGCGCTACCTTGTGAGGGTCGCCGTTGATGATGGCTTTCAGGTACTTAATACGCTTAACTACCGGAAGACCTTCTTTTGGTGCGCCCGGCATAATGTTCAGATGGTTCTTAGACATTTCTTTACTCCTATTAGGGCGTTCGGCCGACCATAAAGTTGTGGACAGCGATAAGCCATGTGAAAATACTTCCTTCTGGGCAACAGATTTACTGCTATCAAACATTGCTTTCCTCGTAACGTTGCAGTAATCCATCTACCAAAATTAAGATGGTGATTGATAGTCCCATCGATTTGATCTCAGCGGCTATGTCAGCGGCTCGCCAGGTCGTAGTCACGATGATTTCACTTGGTTTCAGATCTCTCAGTGTCTCCGGAGAGTGAATCTCGAAGTCCGTCCCAGGAACGTAACTTCCCCACTTACGGCTGTCCGAGTCTATGACCATTGCGGCTTTTAGATTGAGCATGTTGATAGTGTTCGCGCACTTTCCCGCGCCTCCCCAGAACACAGGTGTCTCCAGGCAGTTCAGGTGAGCCCCAGTGGCTAGAAGGTTGTCGTAGGCCAGGGCGATGCGTGTGGTGACAGGACACTTGGTGTCGGCCAGGCTGGCGGTGGCCAATAGAACCTCGTCGTTGTAGAGTTGCTCTACCTCGTAGGTGTTCCACCCCGACAAGTCCAGTAGGGTCGTTAGGCTATCCGGCGTGAAGTGTTGAGGGTGCTCATACACCCAGTCTTCCAGTCGGCCTGCCTCAAAGGCAGGTAGGATATTAGGCACCTCGATAATCAGGTAAGGAGTCAGGTGGCAGCGGTGAGCGTTGTACGACAGGTCTTCTAGAAAGCTCCTAGGGCTGGCGAAGTGCTCAAGCACATGACGCATTATGATAGCATCAGGCTTATCCATTTCCATAGAAATACCATCGAAGTACGTATTATGTGACTCGGTGACTTCCGAGCAAAACACATAATCATCTGAAGGCTCGTAGGCGACATAATTATGGCCGTTGAACAGGGCTGCAAACTCACCACGTCCTGCCCCAATCTCAACAATAATACCATTGCAGTCCTGGCACAGGTCTTTGACAACCCAGGCCACGTCTTGCATGTGCGTGGCCCACTCTTCGCCTTTGTTGTACATCGTACATCCGCCAGCATGACACTGGTCGAAGTCAGGGTCGTAGGATGCGTTGAAAGTGTGGGTGCATTGCAAGCACTGCCTGATACTTACCGGGAATCGACGTGCATAAGCATTAGGCTGAGTAGGTAAATCAAGTACACTGAGAGGCAGTAGATCGAGATCCGCCACTCGGTATGTGAGAGCAGAATTACAAACTGGGCACTTCATTCCATTCCTCCTGGTCTTGTGCGTACTGATCAGCTACCAAATAGACGCCTTGAGAGTCATCCTCTACTCGGCAAATCCGCTGGTACTCTCCAGAGTCTAAGAATATCTCAGAGTCAGGAGGCATCGAACTCAATTCATTTACGAGGTCTTCTACTGTCATCCTAGATCCTTTGCTCCTTTTCGCTGATAGTAGTCCACCGAGACCGACTTGAGAATCAAGCGACCTCCGAGGATATCTGAATGCCGTTCGCAAAGTGGCTTGATAACCACCCCTTCGCGACCTTTGAACTTGCAGCGGATGTTATCATCAAGGGTCATGGTAGTTGCGCCATTAGTAGCCGTCTCTACAATCTTCTGATCAAACGGTCCACAATACATTGAATTGACAATTGGTACATTATGCTTATCAGTCCAGATGCGGAAGTTCACATCCGACATGTACTGGCCGTCTATTGAAATATCGAAGGCCCTGAACCCGGGCACAGGTTGACCATAGTCCATGTCCTGGATGCCCTGCCCGAAGATCTCACCGAACACGATTACATTACTGCGCTTGAGGCCTGACAGTTCGCGGAGAATCGGCTCAACAATCTCCATCGGCTTCCAGTACATTGTCCGAGGGTCGCCTTCTACTCGTCTGGTCTTGTGAGAGCCCGCAACGAGTTCCCCGTCGATAATCCCAAGGCGCACGTTCGTGCCATGTATCTTTTCCGTGATACGCACCATTTCATCCGTGAAGACGCCTGGGTGGTTACGGATATTCTCGATTGAAGTGTACTGGTGAAAGGCATCAAGAGGCGGCAGGCAGTCGCCGCCAAGTACCCTCACAGGGGGGTGGTACTTCCTACCATCATACTGATCCGTTACATCCAAGCCATATTTACCATTTATAGGTCCTTGCAGGAACCCAAAGCTCGGGACTCCCCGCAGGCGACAGGCGCTGACCCGGCACTGGGTCTTCATCCCGTCCCCAGGGTAGACAGCGTGCTTCAGGTACTGCTTCACCCCCAGGCGCACGGCCACATCTTCAGGGAGAAGCATATCGGGTGGGAAGTAGATGCCAGCATCACCTACCTTATATGCCCCCTTCTGGACGACTACAGTGTAGCCGAGCACCTGGACCACTTCCAGGCGATCAGCGTTAGGATGGTCCTCGACGCTGTTGATACGTTCGATGGTTATGGCAGTCTTCACGGCATTTCTCCAAGTGTCATTAGTTCAAGTCGTCGATTAGCATCTAAGATGCTGCGAATGTAAGCATCCGTAGGCAGATGGTCAATGTCCACGATAGTTGCGCCTAGGTTGTAGTCCATCCCAGGACGATGGATACGCCCCTTGGCCTGATACCGAGACTCAGGATTGAAGTCATTACTGTAGAACACAGCCATACGCGATTCAGTCAGCGTCAGCCCCATACCACCAGACTGTGGGTGGGCTACAAACGCCACGCGTGCCGCGTCACTAGCCCAGTGGTCGAGGACTTCCACGCCATTCTTAATTCCATCCTGTCCGTACACCTTCCAACCCCGTCCATCTACCTGCGCGACGTCCCAGCCTTGTCCAATACACAACTCACGGACACGGTCAATCGAGCCAGTGAAGCCGGCAAAGATAACGATGCGACCTTGCTCTTCGACTTCCTCCAGCAGTTCCTTCACCACCTGGTCCTTGGGGCAAGGGATCTGGTTGGCTTCGCTCTTCATCACGTCAACGACGCCTTCTCCCTCGCAGCCATCGCAGTCTTCGTCCGTTCCGTCACACACAGGACAGGGCTTCGTCCCTACCTTGACCTGCCGGTATTGAAACCCATCAGAGAGTTCCCGTAGCCAGGTGAGAGCCTGGATAGCCGTAGGAGCAATGTCCTTCAGCGTCTTCGCCACGCGCGTTATCGTGCGCGTAGGCTTACACTCAATCACGCGGTGCTGTAACTCAGGGAGATCCAGAACGTCTTTCTTTAGGAAGGGCAACACCAGACCGTGCATACGTTCGTAAAGGTAAGACACTTCGTTAATGCTCTTTACAAAATCATGGTCCTCGGCACCGGTATGGTGCTGCCCACACACGTTACATTTGTCTTCGTCATCCAACCAAGTAACACGATCCCAATAGAATCCGTCGACCTTCATCTCTTTCTTGTATAACCCAAGCCGGAACTCAAAGGCTTTAGGTGAACCTTCACGAATGAATCCAGGGCAGGCTATTTCGCATTGACTGAACCAGCCAAGTGGAGACTTCGGGCTTGGGGCGCCAGACATGAGCACAATGTAAGAATCATATTCCCATTCTAATCGCATGGCATCGGCCAGCCCCATTGCTGCTTGTGTTCGCTGGGATGTAGGGCCCTTTAAGCGGCTACTTTCGTCGAAGATAACGCCGTGCGGAGCCGGGTCGCCTGACTTCCAGTTCTTCATTACCTTTACAAGTCCCTGGTAGGTAAGCATCCGGGGTGTGACTTTGCAGTCCCACTTGACGAACTCACGCTCCACGGCTTTGAGAGCTGACTTAGGGCCCACCCACCAGAAGTCATCCTGACTTGAGCGTTCCATAATCTCGATTCCGGCCACAGTTTTACCCACGCCGAGGTCAGCCGCTAAGATAAGGTGATTGTAAGTGAGGACATGCCTGACCATGGTCTTCTGGTGTTCAAAGAGAGGGCGATCGAATTCAATATCCAGTAAGGGCTTATCAAAATGCGCATAAGGGTTTCCGCCTGTAAGGTATTCCAGTTGGAACTTGTTCCGCGCGCAGTCAGTGACCGACCACATCTTAATAGGTGGGTCTTCGCGCCCATGCCACTTCGCGCCTTTCATAGCCTTGATCTCGTCTTTAAGCTCGTAAGGAGCTTTGAGAAACCAGATGCGACCATTACGGCGTTCAAGGATCACCGGGTACAGGTAAGTGCGCCCGTTGCTCTCCTTCATCATTTTGGTGTGTTCAACCATGGTATTCCAAAAGAAAGGTTCCGTCGTCTGTAGCCTTACGTTCAAGTGTACCATTCAGGCCACGTTTGTCAAGGTCAGTGTATATCATATTGAAGATCTTCCTGGCCTCTGGGCTGGCCGAAGCCCTACAACCCCGCTTAACAGCATGGTGCCACTCTGAGAGTGGTCCGGTTATAATCATTGCCAGGATGCCCCGAGCCACAGTGTCAGTCACAATATGGGGCATCCCCGCCAACTGCACGATCTCAGGTACGTCGCGTTCATCAACCGCGATTAGGTAGGCTAATGTGTAGAATGCCTCTACATCATCCATGCCACCTTCTACCAATCCCGCGATGCACAACATATTGTGGACCTCTTTGGTCAATGCTGTGTCATCCGAGATGCCCCTGCCCAGCGCCTTGCGGGCAATAGGCAGGAAGGTGTCAAGGTCAAATGCAGAGAACATGATTAACTGAACAGCGTTCACTAATACACCTCTCGAATCATTGATGCGACCTCGGAAGCAGCGTTTGTTACGCGGCGAGCGTGCTCGTCCAAATCTCGCTCAAGAACACGCAGGGAGTTCTTAGACAGGTTGACCAAATCTTCTGCCAGAAGGTCGTCGGTCTTCAGCGCCCCGGAGACTGCCTGGAAGTGGGAGTCAGACAGGATGGTGAAGGACAGTTTTAGACGATCACGGATCTCTTGAGTGTTCATTTTACTTCCTGTGGGTTATTGGCCAAAATAGTTTTACCGTTGCAAGTCAAAGTTCCCATAGCTAGCTGTGTGATCTTAATTGATCCGATGCAGGTGCCTAAGACTTCACACTCAAGTGTCTGGCCTCTCAACGGTAAACCATACGAAAGTACCAACTCGATCATATCATCATAAACAAGATTCACATCGCAGGTTAATGCAGGTGGTTTAGTAAACTCATGTCGACAACGCTCTTCGAGTTTATTAACCACTTCGCTGTCCACGGGACGCCCAATAAATAGCCTTGACCAAGAAGACTGCTTGCCTACTTTGATTTCGACCGAATATATAAGAGTTCTCGCTTGTTTACTCATTTTGGCTCCAATAATGTATCCATATGTTTTACGACTTCGGCAAACACACAACAGCCCCTGGTCAATTCCTTCATATCAATCGATATAGGAACTCCGGCTTCGCGCAACTTAATGATGGCCCCTAGACGTGTAGCCACATCATGGCAGTAATCAATGTACAGAGTGTAGTCTACTTTAAGGAAGTCACCTGTATCCGGAGTTTCCAGATTAGTTAAACCTCTACCAAGGACGGTGTTTATCAGTGCGATGTTCTTAGGGTACTCTTTTGCGGGTACTTCCATGCGCATCAATACCTGCTCTTTCAATCTCTCAGCCATTTACCCACTTTCTCCAATTCCAAAACGCAATTATCAGCATAACACCATCGATGAACACCACAGCCCACAACCCATTAGACACACCATACCAAGTCCAGCAGACATTGCCTGCTATGCTCCAGGCCCAACCGTCGTGGTGCTTACCACCAAGGCGGTACATGGAGGTTATCAGTAAGGCATTTCCCAACCAGGCCATTAGGCTGTCACTTTCTCTTTGTTGTCACCTTCAACGTTCCCTAACCACATTGCGTCGAACGCTACCATGGCGGCCGAGGGGGACTCCCCACACCCTACAGCGTCTTCACAGATACCTGAGGTGCAAACCCATTGGAGTCCATCGTGTGTCAAGTTGATCGGATACATGTGACAAGGACGAAGCTTGTTCATCTCGACGATCCACTTTGCTTCGGCGAGTTTCAACTGCGCCTGCATCTCTTGATTCTTGAGAATCTGGAGTTGAACATCTGTGTCAATAGAGTCACCCTGATTAGTAAGAAATTTCATTAAGCTCATTTTATGTACCTATAGAAAATGAGGGCGCGACATCCCTGCCGCACCCTCTATACTCCCTAGCGTGCCCGTTTGGTCGCAGGTTCTTCTGCGACTTCCGGACCTTCATCAGGGTTATTGAACTTGTCAATCTGCTTGACAACCTCGTCCATGTCGGGGCCACCAGTGAGGGGCTCCGAACAAGCAACAACTACCGGCACATGCCAGGAGAAGTCTTTACCCTTCTTGTACTTAATCTTCAGAGTCAACGCCGAGGCGGGGCTCTTCGGACGAGGCAAGAAAGGTTCGACCTTACCGGCTTCGGCGCGACCAGAGGCGTTGCCGAAGTACAGTTCGTACAACTTCTCAGTCTTGCGTTCAAGAACCAAGAACGAACGGCCCCACATACATCCAGTGTTCTTAGGGGCATCCTTAATCCGCTTGAACTCGTCCGACTCTTTGTCGTATACCGAGATGATGTTGTCACGATCAGACACATCCAGTGCCTTATCGCGGACAGCAAGCGGAATGATGTCGACCTCAGGTCCAAGGTCAGCGCACTCGTCGCCAGTAGGAACTCCCCAACGACCTGGGGGAACCTTACCAGTATCAACATACTTACCCTTTGAGATAAGTTGGAGGCGAGGCAGGAAGTTAGCGTTCGTTGAGACTTTCTCAAGAGCGTTAATCTGCTCGTCGCTGACTACTGGAAGTTGGGCGGCGGTGAAAGGTACGATTGCATTACCCATTGGTAATCTCCGTGGTTAAGTTTTCTAAAAGCGTTCGATTGTCTTTCCTACGCTGCACGTAAGAAATTTTACGTTTGCCCGCACGGGCACTTTTCACATTCTGCTCTTCCAGTGATTCTGGGTCAAGGTGATAGAGCCACGCCATGCAGCAACGCCACCCATCTGAGGGCGTCACTGCTTCCAAGCGTTTCAGAACCTTCACTTCATTGTGATGCGTCCTGACTTCCTCTTTAAGCTCTTTCCATCCTCTAAAATATCCTGTCGTGTTATAGGAACTATGTTCACTCCATTTAGTCCTATCTTGCTGACTACACATGCGCCAATCCCTCAGCGCTTTCCTTGTCATGTCTTGGAACTCAATGACCTTACAGGTGACGGCAAAGGTTAAGAAATTAGGCTGCAACTCTCTCGGCAGCTTTGACAATGCTACCGCGTTACATAATGTTATCTCATTCCTGTCTACCATCTCCCGGGCCGTCTTTGACAGACGGCTAAGGCCCATGACTCTCCTGACCCATTGAACGTTCTTGTTAATGTGTACGGACAGTTCTACGAGAGACATACTTTTGCTATCCAGTATGGCGTTAATCCTCGTTGAGTATTCGACCATCGAAGTCTCGGGACGCAGAGCCTGCGTCTTTAACTGAATGACCATTACTTCCTCGTCTGTGAACTCTCGCAACAGACAAGGAATCTCAACCAGGCCCGCATCCTTCGCGGCATGGTATCGCCAGTTTCCCTCTACGACTACATAACGTCCCTCCTTCTGACGAATCAGAATTGGTTGGAGTATGCCATCTCTCTTGATGGAGTCTACAAGCTCGTAGTAGTCGACGCTGTGTCTACGCACCGGTCGAAGTTGAATCTTTGGTGCATCGATGTCGGCGAGTTTTACAAGCATTGCTTCCCCTTACATATTACATGTCCTGAAGCAAACCCGGTTCTGTGCCGACAATCTTGAGGAATAGTGAGGAAAGTTTAATGAGGTTTATTTGCAACGCCCGGTTAGAAACAGGTTTAGTTCTGCGCTAGAACTAACCCGTGTCAAGTACAGGTAAGGTAAGGACTTACGCGAAGGGTTAGAAACAGGGTTAGTTCTAGATTCTAAAACTAACCCAGTTAAGTTCAGGGCAGATAAAGACTTAGATGCCCCAGGTTAGTTCTAGCCTCCAAAATCCAAAAGAGTTCCTCCGATGAAGTCTCTCTAAAATATTTCTGATCGCATGTGTAGTTTTCGGAAAAAGGGGCAAAACTAACCTCAAAAGTCGTAAGTCTGTGTTTGCCTTGCACTTATCGATTTTCAAAACTAACCCTGTTTCTAACCCTATAATCGAACCTTTGGCGTAAGCCCTTTGAGGTCCCCACTTAGCTGGGTTAGTTTTAGCACTTGGGCGACCGGCTAGAACTAACCTCAAAAGGCTAAAACTAACCCGAACCCGTACCTATGGGGGGTTTTGATGACTTTAATCAACGACATCTGTATCGTGTATCCTTTTGACTACACCCCTCACTATGAGGTACTAGACCCCCAGAGGTGGGACGACACAGATGTCGTATGTTACATTTCACCTCATTCACTTTGCCGAGAATTTCCGACCGAAACCGGAAATGCTTCAGGAGAGGGAATGTAGGAGGAAACTTATGAGCAATTCGACTATCTGGGAAGCGTGTAAGTTGTATGGCACGCATCTACTGAAGACACACAATAACCCTGCCTTGTTCTCGGCCTGGCTCGACGACTATGATGATCTTGAGACTCAACTTCTGTGCGACTCGAACGGAGACAAGGTAGAAGGTACAGCACGATTCACGGACGGAGAACAGGAGTGGGGTCCAATCAGATGGCCCTACAAGGCCCGCACGCCTAATCCGGAGTGGAGGGACCGTCCACGCAAGTTCCTGTTTGATGAACACCTGACGGCCATCGGGTCCACTGGATGGAACTGGGTGACAAAGGAGTCCTGGTGGCTGGGGTATGACTTCGACGAGTTGACCGGTCACGCAGAGGGAGTAGGGGTTTCGGACGAGGATCTAGAGAAGGTGGTGCGCGCCGCACCCGACTTCGTTGATGTGATCCGGTCCACTCGCGGGGGCGGGAAACACCTTTATATCCGCTTCAAAGATCCCTTTCCTAAGACCGAAACGCACGTCGAACACGCCGCGCTGGCGCGAGCCTTCCTGCCCGTAATGTCTGCTGCCGCTGGGTTTGACTTCTCGGCCAAGATGGATGTGTGCGGGATGATTCTTTGGGTCTGGCACAAGGATGCCACGGCTGAGAACAAGGGCTTCACCCCCATTAGGCCTGCTACACGTACCCTCACAATCGCTGACGTGCCTCCTAACTGGAGGGACCACCTAGAGGTCGTCACTGGGAAGCGTACACGCGTGAAGGTCAGAGGATGGACACCAGAGGGCCAGACGGACGGGGACGAACTTGACGACGAGACCCTGTCCTATGCTGTTATCCCGCTGGACGACGTCCACCAGAGGATTCTGGATGACCTGGAGACCAGTGGGTACAGTTTCTCATGGGTATTTGATCACCATTTGGCACAGACCCACACCCAGGCCTTGAAGAAGGTCCACACGGATTGGGCCGAAGCCGGGTATCCGATGAAGGGACCGTTCGATACAACCTCTCCGGGAGATGATGCGAAATACAACGCCTATATGAGGCCAAGATCCAATGGTGGCTGGGACGTGTTCCGGTTCGGCAAGGTAGCTGAGCACCCACTGTGGGACGATTTCAACGGAAAGACCCACGTCACCTTCAATTGCCCACCTTCCCTGAGACAGGGAATCCTGGCGGCCGGAGGCATTGAATGTGCAGACCTGAAGGCAGGGTTCCAGTTGAACTCGGCCGAGGACCTGCATCAGGCTCTGGCCCACCTGGGCTCTGACTTTGTACTACCTGAGCGCGGGGAGCGAGATAGAACGTACTCGTTGAAGAGTCGCCCGGGGGATCGCCGCCTGGTGGTCACCATGTGCCGCTTGAAGAGTGACAGGGATGATGAGTTCCCAGGGTGGGAGCGGAAAACTAATCAGTGGGTCAAGTTGCTGGATGACTGCTCGGAGAGCCCTCAAGACGAAGACAGGCTGATGGCCTACTGGGATAACCGTGTACGAGTCATCAAATCGTCCACTATGGCTGAGACTGGGAACGTGTCAGGAGAGTTTGAGAATTGGTTGCTTCGCGACGCGTCGAACAAGTGGGTACGTCACCCTAAGGACCACGTTGGGCTTATCATTGGAGGGGGTGGGGTGCAAGTGAATATCGCCGCCCAGATCCTTGGGTGGGCCATCAATAATGCGTGGAGCAGAGTGAACAAACCTTTTGAGCCCGAGTATCCAGGAGGACGGGAATGGAACTACGCGGCTGCTCAGTTGGCCTTTGATCCCTCTATTATGCGTGATGGCGAGTTCCCTAACCACCCTCACTGGGATGCGGTGTTCAATCATTGTGGCGCAGATCTTGACCATTATATAAAAGAGTTAGAGTGGTGTAAAGAGTGGCAAATCCAACGGGGTGGGGATTACCTGCGAGCGTGGACTGCTGCTCTGCTCCGCTTCCCTTACTCTCGGCTCCCTTACCTGTTCATGTACAGTGCTGAGCAAAACACTGGTAAGAGTACCTTCCATGAAGCGATAACCCTGCTCATTACAACCGGGGTAGTCAAAGCCGATCAGGCGTTGGTCAGTAGTGGTGACTTCAATGGCGAGTTGGCAAACGCCGTTCTAGGTATCATAGACGAGACTGACATTGCAAAGCAAGGGATGACGGCTTATAACAAGGTGAAGGAATGGACAACCGGACTTAATCTGTCTATCCATGCTAAGTATGGGCAGGTCTACGATCAGCCTAATACGTTACACTTGATTCAGACTTCAAATAATCGTAGCGCACTGCCGGTGTTTGAAGGCGACTCAAGAATCACTGCTTTAGAGGTGCCAACTATCAAAGAGGAAATTGGAAAGGATGAACTAAGAGCCAAGCTGATTGAGGAAGCACCTCACTTCATGCGAACTCTGATGGACACACCTCTTCCAAAGATGCCTAGTCGTTTACGAGTGCCTGTGATTGAGACGGATACTAAAACTGAGGCTGTGGCGGCTCGTCGAGATGCCTTAGAGGATTTTGTTGCTACGCACTGTTCCTACGCACCTGGAGAGGCACTTACCTTCAAGGAGTTTCAGGAAGCCTTTGTGGACACCTTGGATAAGCATGAACTTAAAGAATGGGGCAAACACAATATCAAACAGAGCATGGCTCTCAAATACCCGATCGGAGTATGGAGTAAGAACACCAGATATGTTGGAAACATTGTGCTGGGCGACCCAGTAAAAGAGACGGGCGAAATCTTCACCCTCAGTGGAACTAAACTTATCAAGGAGAAGAAATGATTAAAGACAGCGGCGAACGAACAGACTTTGATTCAGGGGCGCAGCGTGATTGCGCCGAGGGGAAGGGCAGGTTAGATCTTATGCCTTTCAGAGCCATGATGGAACTGGCTAAGATATATGAGGAAGGCGCAAAGAAATACGACGCCAACAACTGGCGTCGTGGGATACCCTTATCAAGATATTTGGACTCAGGGCTTAGGCATCTATCTAAGTGGGCAGCAGGGATGCGGGATGAACCTCACCTTGAGCAGGCTGCCTGGAACATCATGGGTTTGATCGAGACTCAGGTGCTGATAAGTGAAGGCTGCTTGCCAGAATCTTTGAACGACCTACCTTACAACAAGTTGGAGATCTCTGACAATCCTCACAACATTCCGGAGTTGAAGATAGCTGATCCGGCTGTCAAGGATTTCCCTGAACGTAAAGTGAACTCTGACGGAATACCTACAATGGATTGTAAACTAACCGAAAGAAATAACTTTATTGCGCGGTGCGAGGCTCATAGCCTGGTTGCAGTCGACAAGAAGACATTGCAGATGGAATGCAAAGACTGGCAATGTATGGTGGCTAAGCAGACTCTGAAAGAGCAAGGTACCGAGGCCGAGCGCACTAAAGATGTAGTTAAGTTAAGCATACCTGAGAAAGAGGTAAATCTCCTGAGTCAAGAGACTGTTGAAGAGATTTACATGGCCCCGCCTACGAAACAGGTGAAAGAGTCTGACGACCTGTGCTTCGCCAAGGAAGAGGCATTCGTGGGCATCAAAGACTGGGGCACGCCCATGACGCCTGAAGAGATCGCTGACACCTGGCGTAAGGCGCATGAGAAGGAGTACCCGGACGTCGACCCAGATGGGGACCTGTACATGAAACCGATTGGAGGTTTACTATGACAGTCCCGTCGAGTTTAATGAACCTGAATGGTAACATGATGGTGTCGATAGACGTCGAGACCACCGGGCTGCTGGCGGGTGTCCACGAGATTGTGCAAATCGCTGTGGTGCCCCTGGACGGGGATCTGGTGCCGTGTGAGAATCACAAGCCATTCTACCATCACATCGCTCCGCAGAGACCGGAGAATGTTCAGAAGAAAGCCTTTGCTATAAACGGCCTGGACCTTGACTGGCTGTTAGCCAATGGCTTAGATCCTTGGAGGGCTGCTGATCTCTTTGATGACTGGTTTCAAGCTTTGGAACTGCCATTCGGGAAGAGGCTAGTTGCTCTTGCACACAACTATCCATTCGAGCGGGGGTTCCTAATTAACTGGTTAGGCCCTGAATCGTTCGAGCAGTTTTTCTATATCCATCCGCGTGACACCCAGGCCTTTGGGGCCATGATAAACGATGCGGCTGTGTATCATGGGAAGAAGATTCCGTTCAATAATTTGAGCTTGACTGCCATGACTAAAATTTTTGGTATAGATAATGAAAAAAGCCACGACGCGTTAGCCGACGCCTTGGCCGGGGCTAAGCTCTACCGCGAGCTTATTCTCAGTTTTGGCCGCAATTAGTTGTTTTCGTTTATCTCGCTCTGCTCGCCTCCTATCTGCGCGGCGGGGTGGACGAGGACGCACTGTGTTGACGGGACGAGGTCCTTGTGGCCTCGTCCGGTTTTCTCTGCATTTCTTGCACTTGGACATAATATGAATATCATAGAGGAAGCTATTCAATGCTTAGATTCACACCTAGAAGGTTGATGGCCTTACAGGAACTGAAGTCCGTTAAGGCGGCTCTGTGGATGTACACGCCATACTTGTGCATCTCTCGTCGGCAAGACTCTGTGAGTTGATCCTCGACCTCTCCGCTGATCTCAGCCAAGAGGGAATCAAAGTCCCAGGCGGTGATCACCTCGACTATCGCGGCTTGAGATATATCGTTGATTGTGTCATCAACGTCATAGTTCCGCTCGCCGATGGCTTTCACAATATCGTTAATCGAATAGACAACGACCCCGCCTGCGACAACTTGTTTGCCGTCTTTCGACATTAAGGCTTGAGTGTCCGTGTTTAAGGTTTGTCTAGCAACTGGTGTAATTTCTGTTGTGCTAATTAAAGGCCAATACCACCGCCACCCAGGTTTCATTTCTACGGGGTTTCCTCGTAACCCCCATTTCACTCCTCGGTGGGTTGCAGGAATTATCACCCTGCGTGGAATGAATTCCAGCAGCGCGGTTATGATATCACTTAGCCATTGAAACATTACCATTTCTCCAGGGGACAGTGCTCTGTCGCCATCTTGATCTTGTTGAAGATGGCCATCCCACCTTCACTTACCCTACACCCACAGCCCTTGCATCTAGACTTCTCCTTGTCATACCAATCGCAGCCCTTGCAATGGGTCTCAAGGATATCCTTAATCTCTTCAGGGCTTCTAACCGGTCTTCCGCCCGCTTGCCATTTCCGTAAGGCATTCTGGTAGTTCATCAACTGCACAGTAAGAGCAGGGTATTCCTTACCATCTTCGGCCATCACTTTCAAATTCAGAGCTTGGGTCACTTCATTCGATGAAATCTTCCCACTAAACACGTCCGCGATGTCAATGCCGGCATTTTCAAGATCTTTAGATGTGAACGTTTCGCTTGTTTCGCTGCTTACTTTTACTTTCTCAGCCTCACAGTTGGTACATTTCTTAGCATTAGTGACTTTGAATGGGCAGCCAGAGCACAAATCTGACTCGACTATTTCTAGAAAAGAATCACACTTCTTGTTCACACACCTTACCTTCTCGGTCTCTTTAGCCTTCTCTCTCTGTGCAAATTTACATATCATCCTAAATCTCCTGATGGCGTCCCGACTCCAGCCCCTACAGAAGGAATGTTCGGATTTGTCCAATAGGGGTCATCAGCGTCACTGACATGTGCATTGTCAATCATTCCATTAGTCGGAACATTAGGTTCCAGGGCCGCATCTGAATCGGCTGTTTGTGTGCAGGGTCTTCCTGTGTTTGCATCGACTGCACGGCAATTTCTTATTGAGGGAGGTGTACTTACCCCTGTCTCCATGCAATCCCAATGGTCTCCGTGTACTGGGTTTGCCCTTGCATATGCTAATGCGCCAGCGTATGAAGAGTATGTCCTCCTCTTCCAATAAAAGGTACCATAGCATGAGGGACACCCTCCTTGACAGCCACAAGGACCTCCACACCCTTTGAAAGTGTTCAAGTTCGTGCCTTGGCCCTCACTAGTGTGCATCAAAATCTCAACGCACCAGGCGCAAGCACCTGTATCGTTGTCGCAGCATTTATCGCTAGCGCTTTTATCATCATCAGAGTCTTCTGAATCTTCCTCGTCATCTCCGTCATCTTCATCGTCCGCTATGCTGGCGGTAGTTCTGGGCAGGGATTGCGCTTCTTCTTGATGAGATAAAAGATTACTTTTCGCACGTTTCCAAGCTTTTAATTCGACCGACTCTTCAAAGGCCAGATCGTTAAGTTCATCCGACACCAGGCAAAGAACGGAAGGGGTCACATCATCAAGGTCCGATGGATGCTTATCACCTAGACTCATTTCCCTGTTATCATCGGTGTGAAACCCCCCGGCCAGCAAGTGGCCAGCAGGTGGCTTCATTATTGAGTTATACCCATTGGACCCGTTAGTGTCCCCATATAAGGGCCATTCCCTTAGTCCTGGCTTGTCGGCAGGCCAAGCCCAGTAATACTCGTCACTTTCGCCAGAGCGTATGGGTGTCCAACATTCTATCTCTATAGTGTAATCTTTAGACGAATAGTCTACTTTAGTAATGATACACTTGATAGACGAGGACAAAAACTGAGGGAAATCCAGCGTAATACAATCCGTCACATCCAGGGTCATATATTTCATCGGTACCTTGAATTTCAACATTCTCCATGAATTAGCTTCACGTATTAACCAGAATGTAGCGCTCTTTAGAATGGTCGAATAGGTATTTTGAGAGAAATAGTCAGTGTCTTTCTCATGGTCCCCATACTTTTCTACATTGTATTTCAAATCAATTGTGAACTCGTTGTCGCCTCCATTTATGTCGGCACCAGATTTGATATACTTTATCAAGTGGTGAGTATAAATATCCGCAGAGGCAGACAGGCTTTCTTCAAAACTATTGTGCAATATATCAGACGCACTTAATTGCAAAACAGGAGTAGGCTCTTTAGATAGATAAACCAGAAAGATGGTTTTGTCTCTCACATATATGGAGCACCTTCCTTGATATGCGATGTCCTGAATTAGGCTATAAACATTAGGACGATCCAGTATGAACATATTACAAGGATATTTTTCCATGTCCAACTTTACCGAAGCAAAAGAATCTGTATCAATTGAAAGGTCAGTGTATTGCTCTACCAACCATGTTATGACATCGGCAATGTTGGGGCCTATCTCGGACACAAAAGATACGTATAACTGGGATTCAAAATTATCATCTAAAAGGTTTAGATCTTTTTCCATATGAATTTCTACAACCTGATAAGTGCCATAATCCACTGTCTCAACTTCGTAGTAATCTGTTGGGACCACGGTCAGTAATTGTTTTCCATTAGGAAGTGTTTTGTATGCTGCCACGCCTGTCACTACCCCGGGCATTAAACTGACTACGTATATACTTTCTGCTTCGGTGCTTAGAAACACATCAGTCCCAGGAGGATGCCAATCGAAGGACTCCCCATCCATGTCATTGTAAACTTTCCACGAGTCCACCGTTCCGCCTGTCGGGCCCACATCACGACTCCACACTGCGTCACATGCCCTGAGTGTGTCTCCGGTCCATTTTATACTTGACTCAGAACCAGAATGCGTAGAGTATACTCCAGGTGCTCCTGATCCCCGCCAATTGTCAAATGACCCGTCATCTAATAGCCTTTGTCTTGTCCCATCAGAAGGCATCAGTATGCTCTGGAATCTCCTTCGGCCTTGACCCTTACATTCATAAGGTACCCAGTCAGCTAATTGCGAATGCTGCCTCTCATTTATTGTGAACGTGTTACCTGAGAACGTGCCTTTTATTGCCGCCCCGTCGATATAAAGGGTGAGAGTTTCGTCTTGAGGGAACTCAGAACCATTGAAAATATCTACAGTGGTAGCCTCATGGGCCAGTTGATCATCTAACATCAATTTCAAGTGGCAAATTTCCGCGTGCCTATCTAGCCTACATTGTTTCTCCGCTGTCTTAGCCTGCACCCACCTTTCAGAGTGGGTAGGATTCAGAGACTCGTCCAGGCACAATTTCTGTGCTTTGAAGCTGGTGTAGAGTTTGTAGCACAATACCTTAGTGTCCGCTCCCCTATCTACATACTCGTTCATAGTGCTCGTGAGCGGGCATCTTATTTTCTGTGCTTGGCACAACCTAATGTTTAAGGTCCAATCGTGGATTCCCACACCGCCCATTAAATAACCTTGGCGTGGCGCCCGCACTTTGACGGCGGGTATATGACATACCTCACCAAATACGAGCGGCCACGCCTGTCCCAGCGCCTCCTCTGGGATATCTGGAAAGTCACCTTCTTCCATTGAGAAGCCGACTGTTCTACCTTCTAGTTTAGACAACACATCAAATGAAAGAGTTCTGTCTCCCTCCCCCCATTCGACGGGTGTAACTAACTCCCCATCAAACAAAAGAACTTTCTCTGAGAGGGACATACCATTAAACATGAGGTATATCTTCACACGGGATTTGTGTATGTCGAGTGTTTTACTTATAGTTTTCAATGATCCGTCAGTATCATCTAAAACAATTTTCGCATTCAAGCTATCGCTGGTGCCCCTGACAGTCATTGAAGTATCGAAGTTACCTATTGAAAGTATCTTCGGGTAGGGGTAGTCTGCACCCGCTATCTTGCGGTCAGAGTAGAGCGTTTCGTCGCCTTCCCCCCATTGCACCCCGACCACAAGCACCGGCTCGGTTCCCGTTGGGGAGTTGAGTTTAGAATCTATACCGGATGAAAAAGACTTCATTGTGTTTCCTCTAATTCTAGAGTGATGTTCACGGTCTCTTCACCTGGCCAACCAAAGGCACGGCTCTTCCCAACAAAATCTACAGGGTTATTTTTCAAGTACCCTATATGTACATTGTTGTCGTGGTCGGTTATTTTGATCTTTGAGGCGAAATAAGTGTCGATAAAATCGCTGAGTTCTTTTGACTTGTTAAGACTCAATGTGAAATCCCACCTAAGCTTTTTCAAGTTATCTCTGCTGACCACGTAGGTATAGAGAGTACCATCTGTGGCTCTCATTGTTTTTACGGAAGATCTCAAGAGTGAATTGTTTCCAAAGTTAGGTGAGGGAAGCAAAGTCGTCACGCTGTATTTAGGATAAGGAGCCATAAGTATAAACATTAGACTGTTACTCCGGAGGCGATGTGTGTCAAAGCCATGCTAGTGTCTCCTGTGTCGTCAGGCCATGCGCCTCCGACCTCGTCACTAAGGTCTGTGTCGCTGGTCAAGTCGCGCTCGTGCAAAATAATTTTTGTGGTCGATAAGGTGAAGGCCAAGTCATTAGAAGATACTCCATCACTGTTCACACTCGCGGCAGCATTATGTATTAAGGACAGCCCACTACCTTGAATTCCGTCTCTCCATGCACCTCCTACCTCGTCTACAAACGTAAGGTCAGTGTTTGCCCCTGGGTCTTTATGTATGCCTGCCCCCTGGGCGGCGTCTAGTACATTACCAGGTGAATAGCCGTCTATCTTCTCGCCTTCAAAAGTCAAGTGTATCGTCCACTTGTCCTTACCATCATGGGTCATTGCGTCGTTGGGCTTTTCAATTATGCCTTCCCATTCATGTCCTTCCCAGTCGGTGAGACCTATAACCTGCCCAAGGTAGGTGGACATGAAATCTTGCAAGTCGTCGATGTCTGAAGTCGTCAACCCAGTTATTGTGATTCTCAGCCTTTTCACTGTAGGCCACTCAGGATCGTTGAAGACTATCAGTTCCCCTCCACGTGTCTCCCTGTTGATTCTTGAGTGTTTGTTACTGTGGATATCTCCCCACTCAGGGGCCCTTAAAACTACTTCAGAGACGCGTCCTCCTCTCGGAGGGTAGTAGAGACTGAACCTGTTGGCGCCGCCATACTGGGGGGTCGTCATAACAGTAGGCATAGACAGGGTATCAGATGTATTATCCCCGGAGAAGGGGGAGTAATTCTTGCGATTGCATGGGGAGTCCTCGAAGTAAGTGAGAGAGTGCCCGATGCCCAAGTCTGTGGCTACAGGTAACCTGAATGTCCCTCTAACGTGTAAGGTATGAGAGATTCCGAGATGCTGAACCTCTACCCCTATTCCCTTTGCGTGCGTGGCCTCGTGCGTGAATACCAAGGTATCTGTTACAAAAGACATCCTACCTAATCCATAGAAATCTATCCAATCTTCTATATTGAGATCAATGGGAACTGTGCCCCTATCAGAGATAGGTAGGGTGGTCTCGGCGTATACGTACTTATTTAGGCTTCTGGGAGTGTTAGTAAACCACAGTAATGAGTGCGCTAGCACATTTATAGGTCCTCGTACATCGACTTCGTGCGTGAGTGTAAAAAGTTGCGAAGGATCTAGATTTCCCTGGCTTTTCGCCGACTGTGTAAAGCCAAGAACATTTGTAGGTACTTCTCGGTCCCCTACGAAATTAAAACTGATTTCGTAAGAGTCAAAAACCAAGGTATCGGAGACGGGAAGGTGAGGACCTTTGGTCACCTTCCCTGCGATGCCTAATGAGTTGGATGCAGATATATAATTATGGTAGCCTGCGCCGCTTTGTAAGTTTAGCGTTTGCTCGACAAACATGTTTATCGAGGCTTTGTACAATACATTTACGTACTGACGGGTTACACGAAGTTTGCCATCTGAGGCTTCATTAAGTGATTGAACATACTGACGTGTTACACGTAACTTACCACTGGTTACTGGGCCACCAGTTGTGATGTAATGCTGGGTGAGGCGTATTGACATTATTGCAACTCTATTCCGAATGTGGCTGCGTTGACACCGCTAACGGTCCATGCGGCGGAGGTATCAGGATCTTTTTCAAAGGCATAGGTGTAGGTTTGAAAGGTCACCACATTAGTAGTGACACTGCTAGAGTTTTCCACCGTGCTGCCAGATTC